TTGGAAAATAAACAAGTATCCAATTATTTTCTTCTTCTATGGTTCCTCTGATACCGACAACTCTCCCCTTGAAATGATATAGGGGATGGCGGTCACTTTCAACAACCACCATATCCCCAAAATTTATCAAAAAGTGCAAGAAGACCCCCACCTCTATAGGTGGGGGATGAATTGCACCTATAGCACACATAATCCTTTCCTAAATATATAAGGCTTAACTAAATTAGTTTTAACTGGTTTAGTTAATTCTACTAATCTAATATAATCGCCCTTGTTTTGTATACCTTTAACAGTATATTTTTTCCCTTGGTATATAACAATATCCTTAGGCTGATAAGAATATCTTTGCTTACGGATACTTCTTCTTCCACTTGACTTTTTAGTTCCACGATACTTACGAAGGTTTTCTTCGTTTAAGTTTTTGTTTCGTGTTCGTCTACCACAGAAAAGTTCTTGCCCTGTTTTAGTAGAATTATCTCTTATGTCAGTGTATTTTGCATCGTAGAACTTCTCAAGTGAACGATTATTTCTTCTTATTTGTTCAAAGTATATAGGTTCTATTCTTTCTTGGTTATTACCACATGCTATGCAAAATGCATCGTTATAATGTGTTTTTTCTAAGTTAAGACTTATTCTTTTAGATTTAGTGATATATCCATAAGTATGACTACACATAAGCGTATTAACTAATTTCCACCTTACAGTAGACATGAATGTCGCTTCCTTTAGTGGTTTTTGGATAGGTTTCATTCCATATAGTTTGCCACCTTCTTTGTGGTTTTTAGGAGTATGGCATTTAGTACATAGTGTTAGTAAATTGCTTGGTCTATCTGTTCTGTCTTGTTTGTAGTAACCTATATGATGTACTTCAAGCACAGTATCCTTTCTACCACATAGTTGGCAAGTGTAATTATCTCTATATAGAATGTATTCTCTAATATTCCAAAAACCCTGTTGTTCACCCTGCTTGTAGCCTTCACCTTCTACATTTGGATTTTTAAGTTTATGTGTATCAAAATTAGCTACCTCTATAACTATATTAGTTATAGGAAGTATCTTTTTAAGATATTCTATAAACCTAATATGTGAGTCTAACTTATGCTTAATAGAAGGTGCAAGCCAACCCTCTTTTTTAGAAGATACTCTATTGTTAAACTTAGGTTTTCTATATCTAAGCCTATTGCGTCTAATTCTACGATACATCCTTCTTTCCTTGATAAGTTCAGATATATCGTTTCTTAGTTTAACTTCACCAGAGATTAGTTCCTTCTTTTCAGTTATAGCTGAAAAACCAATGTAGTTATAACCACTATCTATACCAAGTATAACATCTTGTGTATAGGTAGTAGTATCGTATAGTAACTGAATAGTAAAAGGTTTGACTTTAACTACTTTAGCAAGTCCTTGCTTTAAAAGTCGTCTAACCTTTCCATGTCTATTAGTAGGCATTAAAGGTTTCCCATTAATAGATAGTACATATACCATTTAAACAACCTCCTTTAAAGGTAAGTCAGGCAAAAGCCTGTAGGTCCACATCGCCAATGTTACAGTAGGTTTAATGGTAGCAGCACTTCTCCTACCCCTTAGAGATGTTTAACCACTACCCGCAGAGCATGGAACTTGTGGAGCATCCCATGGTGCCTATATATTCTACTGTAACGTAGCTAAAAAAATAATCCCTTTTTAGCTTAGGCTAATCAACTATGGCTTTTACAAGCCCCCGCCTCTTTAGGCGGTGGGTAGTTGACTCTATCCATTTTTCTTCACCATCTCCGAGCTTGAGCGGATTTTCTCGCCCAAACCATCCACCATCGTGATTTTGTATTGGTCACAAATCGGTCTTTCCGGTATCTCCGTAGTAAACCTGTCTCCGCCCTTGGCAAAGATGATTTGGTTTCCATCACCACCCAAAACCTCAGCGATGGTTTTCAACGTTTCTCTCACCGTATGGTCTTTGTCGATTTGTTTGACAGCAATATCGACACTCTTCAAGGCTGACATAATTTTTATTCTGTCATTCTCGTCCATAAAGAACTTGCCTTTTTTCAAGAAACAGCTATGGTTGTTGTTCACAATACAAATGTGTAAATCGCCCAGCTTCTTTGCCATTTCAAGATATTCTATATGACCGACATGAAGTGGGTCAAAGTATCCCGATGTTATAATTATTTTCACTTCTTTCCCCCTACTAGACGATTATTCATATAAGATAAAATTTCATCTCTAAAAGATATGGAATATCCGTTATCGCTTAATGTCTTCAATATTTTCTGTCCGACCCTGATATCCTCTTGCTTCATTTTAGATATTATCCTTTCACTGTAGAAAACTGGTTTTCTTGACATAGGGTCGTCTTTTTCTGTATGATACTCGCCAAAAATCTCTGCTGTTTTTATGTCAGGCCACTCGATTTCTGGATAAACACTAAAAGCAACATTTTTTGGAAAGTTTTCTATTATCCAAGAAAGAGATTCATCAATTTCTTTCTCGTCATATTTACTAATAAGAGGAATGATATTGACCAGAACATCCGCTTTTTTGTCTATACAGAGCTTGACCAACTCAAGAGTTTTTCTTATTGTCACTCCTTTATTCAAGAGTCGAGCTGTGTATTCACAAAAGTTTTCCATACCAACATTTACTCTCAAATTTTTTAGACTGTCTGCTTTATTGATAACCTCGAAAATCTTTTCTTCTGCTTTTATCTGTATTCGTAGTTTCAAATTATCTGGCAAACCTTTATATTCTAAAATTGTCCGTAACTCTTCAGGTGTTGCTAAACCAGCGATAAAATATGCTTCGCTTGGAAATGTATATACTGGAAGTTGAGAAAGAACTTTTTCAATATTTCTGGTTTTTTCGTTATTATAATATATTCCTTTACAATATAAACATTTCCCCCAGTAACATTTACATTTACATAATGCCATATACTGAAGACGGTCTACCTTTTTTGTTTTTAACCATTCATTCCAATATGGTGTAAAAGTATCATCTTCTACTATTCCTATTTCATCACCAAAACTTTTATATCCACGTCGATTGTCAAAGTAGGGTCCACCTAGGACCCAATTGAATTTTTTCAACAAAGGCTCTACAATATCTATCTGTTTTTTTGATGTTGCAGAATAATAGATTACATCATATTTTGAAAGTTTTTCTTCTAGTTCCTTTATATTGTCATGTGCTGATACAAACATATAGTCAGCATCAATAGCATGACACCCAAATGAAAATCCATTATATATTACTATATAATTATACCCGTCATAATTTGTTAAAAGCAGTTTATTCATTTTTTGAGAAATTTAACTTTTCCTCCAATATTTTTATGATGGCATAATGAACAAGTTTCTTCACTTGTTCCTCACACAACTCCAATTCCGTAATGGGCTCTCCATCCGGCCCTTCGATATTAATCAACCAGTTCTCCATCGTCTTTTCCTTTCTTCAATGCTTCTTGTATTTCTTCTTCAGCGAGTTTCAATTTGTGAAGCTCTTTGTTCTTCCATCGAATGTCCCATCCCATCTTGAATGGTTTGCATAGTCCGCACGACCTCTTCTTCACCTTGAACCTCTTTCTCATGTGATGTCCTCCATCTCTTCAATGTTTCAATCATCGTCACTTCATCAACATTGTCTGAACCGTATTGACCAGTAGTGGCGTGTGCTCCCATGCGAACGCCACAGTAGTAAACCAGTTTCTTCGGTAGTTTCCATGCCAACGAAAACCAGAATTTTTCAATGGCCTGTCGAGATGAGTATAGGTTTTTATAAAACAAATAAGTAAAGTAGTTTTTCATCATTATCCTCAATGATATTTATCTCAATCAACATCATATTCTCTTACCAATAGACCACTTTCTTTGATAAGATATTTGGACGTTATGTCATAGTGTCCACCGGGCGTGACCACGACCTCTTTGATGCCTGCATTGATGATTTCCACCAGACAGGGAGAGCAGGGGACAGGACAGTTACAATACATCGTGGCACCGCTCACACAGATACCCATACGGGCTGCATTGACGATTGCATTTCTCTCACCGTGACCGGCAACACAATACTCAAGACCCTGCCCACTTCCGTATCCCAAGACGTGCCGTGGACATCTACCATTTCTGTCTGATGTTTGATGGATGGACATCAACGCCTCGTCCAGTTTCCATCTCCGGTCACACTCTGGAACACCACGGGGAGGTCCATTGTATCCGGTGGAGATAATGGATTTGTCCTTGACGATGATGGCGCCGATTTTACGAGAAAGACATTTACTGTTTTGTGCGACAGAATTTGCTATGCCGAGAAAATAGACATCCCATCGGTTCATATGATTTTCCTTTTTTGGAATATTGTATCATAGGAACAACGGGGAGTAAACGGATGGATGGAAAGAATGAAAAAAGGGGGCCTTTCGGCCCCCTCTGCTACTTGTTGAACGTGTTCCAAAATACATCGGAACACAACTTGTTGACGCCTTCCCTGTCAGGTGTGTGAGGAAGGACGGACTTCTTTTCCCACTCGTCAAACATCTTGTCGAACTCTTCCACTCTCTCCATCATCTCTTCGTATGTCCAAAGCCCGTTGCGAACCCGAACAAGAAGTTCTGCGTTAGGACGGGGAAGCGTCATATGTCCCGTGAGAAGAAGCTCCTTACCTTCATCCATCAACCGAAAGAGGTGCATGGCATGTTTGGTGTCGTAGCCAAACTTCTCTTCAAGAGCAAACCTCTTGGGGTTCCGATTGGCCTTCCAGAGGTTCCACGCCTTCAGCTCATCGGGATTGGTGGGAACCTTACCGTTCAACCACTCCCTATGGTTCTTCAGCCTCTTGAGCTGGGAATGTGCGTATCCAGAGAAAGTATGCCTCGCCTTGGTGGACAGGAACATCTTCCGGTGAGATACGACATATTCCCACGTCGGAGTAGAATGGAGCCACATGCTTTCAGGAACGAAAAGAAGCTCCACCATATTCGGGTTACAGTCAAGACACAGCTTGAGAAACTTCCGAAACTCGTAGAGAACCCTGTCGTTTGTCTTGTCCTCAAACTGTTCGTGGCCACGTTCCAGACCGACCCACACGTCCCTAGGCACAAGGAACACACCACGCTCATCACGGTCAGAGGTTTCCACGGCTGTCCCGTATAGGTGAGAACCTGCAACGGTGTTGAAAACGAGAGTATGGTCTTCGGGTAACACAAACATCTTTTTCGCCTTTCACTCTTCTATCAGGTCAATTTCTCTTATCTTGAAAGTCAGGTCTGTAACTCCCTCTCTTTTGAGGAAATCCTTCTTCATCTTGAGAACTTCGGCGTCAAGTTTGATGTATTTCTGGGCAGCATCCATACTTCGAAAAGCACGGTCTATCCATAACATCGACTTGCCGTCTTTCTTTATCATCCAGTAAACTACAGCTATCCTCATTCATATGGCCTCCTTCGATGTTATAGATTGTTGTTTTTATTTATAAAAAAATGAAAAAAGGGAAGAATATTCTTCCCTTCCATATTTTTATAGATGATACCACAATTGACAGGAAATGTCAATAGGTAACATCAAAAAATGTTTTTCAATGATTTCAGATAGTTATCAACTCACGGTTGATTTTCTTCACTACCTCACCCGTCGCAGTCACAGGGTTTGTCAGACATAACACAAGAGGAAAGCTCCTCTTCTGTTGACGGCATACAGGTAACAATTCCACTTTCCGTTGACACGTTCTCTTCAACCGGCGCAGCTTCTTCCGCCGACAACATTTCGGGGTTCTTCTGGAACCCGTAGAATGTTGCAGAGATTTTGTTCTCCGGTAGATGTAGGGTCACAAGGTAGTCCTTTCCCTGCCACTCTATCAGTTTTCCAATTTCCGGTAACTCACCTTTCACTTCTGCGGTAAAACGGAAATTACCGTAATGGACATACTTGATACGATACTTGTCATCAATGACCGTTCCCACTTCTGGCATAACTGCCTTCTTGAATTGTTTTCTACTTACTAATTCCATTCCAAAATTTCCTCGTCTTTAGAACATCTTTCGCCTTTCCTTCTCCTCGCCCAATGAGAATTTGAAAGTCAGAAAGTTTTATTTTATTGTTTCTCTCCGTGAATTGCCTTATCGGGTCAGTCCATCTGTTTCCCGTATACAGGTCAATGAGAGTAAAGCCCATATTAGTCCGGCCAAGAATATACCAAGAACCCGAAATGTAGTATAACGCTCCAATAGGAACGCAATAACTGTCTCTGTCAACATTTTCAAATTCAAAAATATCTTCTTCAAAGCCGGCAGCTAAATCATCATACGACAGTTTCATAAGGGTCAAACCACATCCTTCCGCACTCGACTCCATCAAGTGTAGTCGTCTTGTTGTTTTTTCACCTATACTTTTCCTGATACTCTTCGATGGTTTGTAACATCCTGTCCTGACTTTCCTCTAAAGCACGAAGGTAGTTATTCACCGTGCCGGGAAGGCTTCCGTTGGATGTTCTCACTTCATTCATCAACGAAATGGTTTGAAGAGCAAACATCGCCTCTGCACATTCCAGAAGGTCTTTATACTCTTCTGACAGATGTTCAACCTTCACTTTCTTTGTCAGGGTCACTTCCGGTCTTACATTTCCGAAGTTTCCTGTATTGAAAGTGCTCGACAATGTAACGGTCACATCCACAAATTTCTCCATAACACATTCTCCTATTCAATTCCGAAGGTCAGGTCAATACCCACGTCCTTACCATTCAATTGAATGTGATAGGACACGTCCTTCATTTTTTTCCCCAGCTCCTTTTCGATTTCCAGAAAAAATTCTGATACAAGGAGATTTATTTTCTTGATTTCATCCGTTGATAACATAACATATCACCTATTCAGTTTTTGTTTGACCTCATCTCTTTCCTTGACAATGGCGTTGTAATCCTCTTTCAACTCTTGGTCTTGAGGATACTTTCGCATCAACTGTTTCTGCGTCATCATCAGGTCTGTAAGGGTCTGATATCGTTGTTCCAGAAATCTTCTCTCCTGCTCTATTTGAAACTGTTTCATAGTTTGGACTTGTTGTTGTTGAGCCTGAGCGAACTCCTTGGCCGTCACATATCTATCATCGAAGGCAAGAATGCCACCAATGAGAGACATAACCAGAACGATTGTTGTGATAACTGTTTTCAGGTTGTTCTTTATCCATTCCATCCCAATTCCCTCTTTATAACATCCACGAAATGATTTATCTTCATCTCTGGATAGTATTGTTCAATCCTCTCGTAGATATGAAGGATGTATCCGATATATGTGTGGTCATACATCTCTGTAATCAGGGCAACATCGGATATGTTCCTGATGACCGTATCTGCGAACAGAGCGTGATAGTAACGATGTTCTTCCGGTAATAGTATTATAACATTGTTGTCCAACATTGTAAACATATCAGGATTGAGATATCCGATTCGATAGTCACGGTTTGACCCCAAGAGATAACAGCACTTCATATCCTTGTATTGTATCGACTTGTCATAGAATACATTGAGATTTGCGTATTCGTCAACCTTCTCTTTCAAAAGGTCTGTTTTATCGTCATACTTGATGACGCTCTGTGGGTAGTATTCACCAAACTTGACATAATACTTCTCAAAAGACTTTACCCTGTCGTTTATAATACCTTTATAACCGATTGTAATGGGTCTAGCTTCATCTTTATTCAATTTCAGGTCAGAGATACCCTTGATTTTTGGGCAGAACAAAGGCAAATACTTGAAACCTTCCCGATAGTGAAGTGCTGGCTCGAACAGCTTTACGTTACGGAATTTCATCAACCATTCGTGTTCATCGGGTTTTATGGAAAGGTATCGGTCAAAAATAAGAATGGGAATTTTGGTTTTCAGATAATGTTTGAGAATGTCAATCTGCAATAGAAACTTCTCTTTGTCCTTCCAGATTGGCAAATAATCAAAATAGAAGGCGTCACCTTGAGGATAGGTTTTATCCTTCACGATGACGCCTTCAAGCTTTTGGTTGACAGTATAGTTAGCGTTGTATGTAAGTAACTTCATTTTCCAGCTGTTTTCTCACAAACTCCTTTTCGTATTCAATGATGTAGTCTACGATAGCTTCGGAGAAGCCGTCAATACGGTTCCAGTTACCGTAGCCCACAGCATTCTTGTAGGATGCCACGTTGACCATATAACCGACACCCTTCGGAGCACCCACACGGTCATGCGACTGCTCGTCGGTAATGACGATGATTCGGTCATACTCTTCGGCCTTGTTCACCGTGTTGAGCGCCATGCCCAACATCGTTGAACCGTGAGTCTGGCTTTCGTCGATGGCGGTAGCCAAAGCGAAACCACGTGTATCCTTTACTTTCACGGCACGGCCAGAGAAAGTGTAGATGACCACATCCTCACAAATCTCCCGAAGAAGAATACCAAGAGCCGCAGCGGCATCCAACCTCGTAAGGTCTGACTTCGATGAAATAGACCCTTCCATCGAACCGGAAACATCGACAAGAAGAACGGTCTTGCCTTCCAACTTGTCGTGCTTTTCCAGACACCGGAACATCGCACCCTGTAGGGCTTCCCTAAAGTGTCTTGCGTGCTTCTCCGCTGCGATGAAACGGAAAGGAAGAACCCTCTCCGTCTTCATACGGTTGATGGCATCAATCACCACCGCCACAGAAACCCCTGCGTCGGTCATATTTCGAAGGTTACGGAGAAGAGCGAGAGCACCCAGCTTGTTTTCACGAAGCAGGGATTCGAAATTCTCCCTCTTGTCCATACCAGCAGCCGCACGGGACTCCCAAGTGTCAGGCGTAGCCAACTCGTTAGCGATGATTTTCTTCCAGAGGACATCCTCTTCCTCATTACGAGGCTTCGGATGGGTCAGGAAGAGAACATCACGAAACTTGATGTTTTCACCCGCACGGTTATACTTGGCAAAATGGTACTCGTTGAACTTGTAGAAAGACCTGCCAAGACCGAGCTTCACCTGCTTGGAAAGAGGCTGTTTGCCGTCCATCCAATACAGAGACATAAACTCCGTAATCTCGTCGGCTCTCTGGATGACCCTCTCAAGAGTGGAAGACACAAGCTTCTTGTGCTGAGGAATCCGTGCCATCTCTCTTACGAGAAGAAGAGGTGCATGGCGAAGTTTGAACTTCTCACGGGCCTCTACCGCAAGAGTCGCCACCTTCTCCGGTTCCACAAGAGGAACAAGGGTCTTGATTCGGTTTGCGATGGAATCACCGTTCTCGTAGAACGTTTTCTCCCACAACATGCAGGCAAGAACGGAACGTCTGAGCTTCTGCTCAGCCGTCAACTCTACGGCAGGAGCACCTTCGTGCGTCTTCTGGTTTGAAAGGAACTGTCTCGTCTTCGCCATTTCAACACCTCCGGTATGTAATTTATAAATTTTGGGGAACAAGCGAATAAGGTCTTTTACTCTATTGATTTCAAGTCAATGTATGAAGTATCCTCATTCTGCGCCACCAAAATATTTTCAAAAGAATAACGGGGCACAAGCGTTCAAGGCGCTTGTCCGACAACCCCCCGAATAACACCCAAATTTGTTATCCAAGTTTTGTTGCCGGTTGTTAGAGCCGAAAGCTCTAACGGAGTTCCAATGTTGGGTCATTGGTCAAAGATAGCATCGGTATGAAGTATCCTCGAACTACGCCACCGTTATGTCTTGTATATTTCTGTTAGGGAACAATCGGACAAGGAACATTTGATGCCCCCGTAGGGCACCGTCATATCACCAGTATGAAGTAACCTCGGCCTTCACCACTAACAGTCATATGTCAAAGAGGGAGGCGGGATATATCCCCCGTCACCCGCCAGTCTCATTGTAAGGGACTCTATAATATATCGGTGGTCGGTCCAAGGGGGAGTCTCCGATTCACCGTGACAACCATACTATACCATTATTTATGGTAAATGTAAACATATTATTTTCGAGCCAGCGAAGATTTTTTCTTTTCCGGTGTAACTGGTTGTTTTTGTTCAGGTTTTGGAAGTTCAATCTTCGTTGCCTGGTCTTCCTTCATCCCTGCAATCACCTGCTTTCCAATAGACTGATTGATGATTACATTCCTCACCTCATCGGAAACCGCATCCACCCTACATTGAATACCGGAAGAAATGATACGATGTGCGCCGACCTTTCTCCTCAAATAGAGAAGGGCCTCTTCGTGTGAAAACGCTGCGATGTATGCAGTCCACGTTGACATTGAGGGAAGAAGTTCGTAGTCTACACGAAACACTCCCAATTCTTTTCTGTCTGCCATAAATTTACTCTCCTTCTAACTTTACTGATACAGGTCTATATTCAACAATTTTACCTGTTTTACCCGTTACTTCGTAGTATGTAACCCAATCACCGACTTTCTTTGCCATCTTTTGTGCTATCATTGACTTCCCTTCCATAAACAACATCCCAATTTCCAGTTTGTCGTGCGGTGGGTCTTCAATAATATTGTGAAAGTCTACCATTTTCATATCGTATACCTATTTATGATTTTTTTCTTCTTCTTGTTGGGGGCTCTTCCTCTTCCTCTTCTGACATCGTTTCCAATTCTGTCACGGCGGCTGCGACCGCAGAATCCAACGAAGAGTATCCGGTCTTCTTCAACCACTCGTTCAACTCTTCAAGAAGAGCAGGGAACTTCTGAATGTTCGAGCTTGCTCTGCTTTCTCCGACGCCCAGTTTCTCTTCCTTGTAGCTGTATGTATTACCTTCCTTCTTTACGATACCTGCGGTCATAAGAAGCTCTAACAGACCTGCGTAGGGGTCAATACCTGCCTTGTAGTCGATACTGACCGTGGCAGTCTGGAAAGGTGGATACATCCGGTTCTTGATGGTGGTTGCACTAATCTCTGAACCGATGACATTACTACCATCCTTGATAGGAGACTTTTTCAGGCTGATGAGAATTGTCGGGAACAACCTCATAGCCTTTCCGCCACCAACTTGGTCTGGCATCGGAACCACGCTGGGCGAACCATACATATGTCCCGTCACGATACCAATGGACTCCTGTTCGATACAGATATTGAGAAGTAGTTTCAGTATGGAACGGATGTTCTTCTGTAACTGTCCTTGGTCTGCTTTGGGGTCGCCTTTGAGTGCATCCTCATATACCTTGTAACGGTCAATGCCGCCCATTGAGTCAATTCCGATAATCAGTTTCTTCTCTCCTGTCTCCTTGATTTGGGCGAGAATGGACTTGATTTCGTGGTCCCACGGTGTATAGGTATAATAGGTATTCTCCACATCCAGACCCCACCTCTTACAGAAATCAGCCTCTGCGCCTCGTTCTGTATCAATGATGATGGGTTTATATCCCTGTCTCTGAGCCTCTGCCATACAGAGAACCATAAAACTTGACTTCATCGTATGCTCCGGCCCCACGATACCGACCAGAGAACGGTTCGGAATACCCTTGTTCAGGTCACCCGACAGAATCCTGTTCAGGTCGAGACTTGGTGTCTTTATCCAATCTGACACCTTTGCAATGTCGGAGTGAGCCATGATGCTGGCATGAACGCCTTTCACATTTTTCTGAATATTATCATTCAGCTTTTCAAAAAACGATTTTGCTTTTTCAGCCATTTTCTACTCCTGTTTTATAAGATAACATATTATATCACTTTCGACTTTTTATGTCAATTTACCTTGTTTATGTAAGAGAAACCGTCCTTTTATTCTTTCTTCTAACGATTTACTCGTCTGACCAATATAACATTTTCCGTTTATCAAATTTGTTGCTTTATAAATCAACATTGTCTTTCAATATAGCTAAACCCGTCCCGTTTCGTTACCATCCAAAGGTGGTCTACGTTTATGTCGTTGACTTCTCTTCTATGACTGACAAGAAATACCTTGTTGTTGTCCTCTGCCTGTTTGATTTTCAATATCTGAATAATCTTTTCCAGACCATAACTGTCAACCGAACTGTCGAGAATTTCGTCAAGCTCAAGAATGTCGGGCCAAATACCCGCCTGTATGCGGGCGATATCCAACAACGCCATCTGCAGGGCAAAGTCAACAGACTTACCTTCACCACCAGACAGGTTTCCGTAAGAGCAATTGCTGATACCGGGGCCACGAATCTCCTCTTCCAACCAGCTATTCAATACAACATAGAAGGAATGTCCCACCTCTGAAAGATAGTGGTTCATTCTCTTGTTCAGGAAAGGAATGATGGAACTGATAGCATACTGCTTGACATTTTCATCTCTACATATCCACTTGACAAATTCCAAATAGTCGTTCATTCCATTCATTCGGTTGATAGCGGCGGAAACTTCCCGTTTTTCCTTCTGTAACCCATCTATCTTCTGCAAGTGTTCATTGATAAGTCTTTCGAGTCTTTCCTTGGTTTCCTTTTCGTGCTTCACTTTTTCTCTCAACAACATAATCTTGTTTTTCAATTCCAAGGCACGACCGGCTTTTTCCTTGAGCTCGACAAATTCTTTCTTCAGCTCTTTCAGGTCATCTTCCAGAGTTTCAATTTTATGGACTATCTTTGAGTAATCCTTTTTTTGTCCTTCCAATTCTTTTGTCTTGCCCTTCAGGTCTTTCTCCAAGGCTTTCTTGTTCTCGATTTTTTCATCAAGATGTTTATTCGAATCCAGATAGAACTTGAGCTGTAACATCTTTATCTTGATGTCTGTCAGCTCCTTCACCTTCTTTTCGTTGTCATTCCTGATTCTCGTATGAGAACCGATTCCGTTCTCAATCTCTTTTTTCCGGGCTTCAAGAATGTCAACCTTCTTCTTTGTCTCCTTGACGTGCTTTGTTTTCTCCTTCGCAATCTTGTCGCTATCAATTACGGAACCACAAGTAGGACAAACACTTGTGCCAGTCAGGGTTTCAAGGGAACTGGTGGATGTTTTGATGAAAACATTCGATTCTATCAACTCTTTGTTCACATTTTCAAGTTTTTCTCTCAAAGACTTGATTTCTTCACCACTTTCTTCTCTCTGTTTTGTCAACATCGAAATCGTCTTGTCTATCTCTTGCGGTGAGACATATTCACTCGTCAGTTTCTCATATCTCTCCTGTGCCTTATTGATGTCTGACATTCGACTTTCGATTTCACCTATCTTGTTCATCTCCTCTGTCAGTATATCAATCTTTCCTTGAGTAAGGGACATACCTGAATCAAGACTATACTTCTGCTTCAACAGCTCATTCATTTCATTTTGTTTCTTGTTTATCTTCTCCTGTAGAGCCTCCAACTTTTTCTGCGACCCCGACTTGAACTCCTGATATTCCTCTCTCACCTGTGCCAACTCTGCTTCATACGAAGTAATCTCCGAAAGCTGTGTTCTCAAGTTTCCTATCTGTCTCTGAATCTCTTCTATGGACTTTTCGATGAACTCTCTTTTTGTCTTGTGTGCAAGTGTCTTGTCAGCAACCGACTTCAGCTTCTCATTACACTTGACGCTCAATTGACTGAACATCTCAAGACCAAAGACAGTCTCGATGAAAGACCTCTTCTTGTTTGCAGGCATAGACAGAATCGGTTGAGAAGAGTTGATGTTCGAATAGACAAGAGATATGAATGTCTTGAAATCTATTCCAAGAATCTCTTCCTCAATCTGTTTCTGATAATCCAACTTACGGGCAGGAATCGGCAAACGACTGTCGCCACGATAGACTTCAAACTTGTCTGGTTTCAGAGCACGAAGAATGGAATACTGCTCGCCGTCCTTTCTGAATGTCAGAATGACCTCACAATTTTTTCGGTTCTTCCAGTTGACGATACTCTCCTTCTTCACATTCCTGTTCACCTTACCAAACAGAGCAAAGGGAATTGTCTCAAGGAAGGACGATTTGCCGACAGCATTACTTCTGTCTTTCGTGATGTCGTTACCAAGAACCAGATTCAGGCCGGGCAGAAAATCCACTTCCTGTTCGATTGCACCATAACTGAATATGTTCTTGAATCTTACTTTCTGAATTTCAAGTTTCATTCTTTTGGCTCTTCCGGTCTAACATCTGATGACACATGCCTCGCCAGTCCCAACAGGGCATATCCTGCGATGTCCCTGTAAGGAGATTCACCAAATGCCTTCGGCTGTGTAGCAAGTCTGAACAATTTGTCGAGAATACGAACCACACAAAGAGCATCATCCATCTTGTCAACGGAAATGCCTTCTGGATAGAGTATCTTCATAATCGCACCAGACTTTCCAAACGAATCTCCGTAAGCCAATTGTTTTTCATTTACGAGTTTTCCGACTTCCAATCCCAATCTTCGATAATCGGGAACCATTGAAGCATCAGCCATAACACCACTCCTTTATTCTATCTTGAACATCTTTTCCATCTCATCCGTTTTATGTTCCGGTGTTCCAAGTATCCTGTCAAGTGCCTTGATAAAACAATCTGTGCAGATATGCCGAATTGTGTCTTTGCCTTGATACTGCATTATATAGGCCATATCAGGTGATTGTAAACAGTAATCACATATCAGCATCTTTTCTCTCATTCTTCGTCACCAATCGTAAACATTCCGCTCAGCTCTTTGTCCTCTTCTGGATATGATATCCATTCGCCATCATCTTTCTTTATCATCGAACCGCTTCTCGGCAGGACTTTCAATGTTCTTGAATCAACATAATACTTATCCAACATCACAACAACCCACCAGCTTCCGCCCATGGCGACATGCATGACACGGTTCTCGTCAAACCATATCTGTCCATCAATCGGATCTTTTGGTTCCGAACCACCAAAAAACTCTTGAAGGATACTATTCTTCTTCGAGTCTGAATGGGCCGAATTCGTTTTCAAAGTCCTCTTCCTCTGGCGTGTATTTGTATCTGTCAATCTCTTCGAATGACATACATCTTGCTATCTTTTCCATCAGCTGTGTCGATATTCCATCTGGACCATTTTCCATCTTGACTATCTCTTCCATCTTTTCCAACAACAACTCAAGATCATATGCACTTCCCCTATTCGGATTGTGCGCCAGCATTTCTCTCAACAGTTTGAATATAAATGAATAGTCCATAAGAACGACGGGGGTGATGGATATATTTGAACCACTTTGCGGATGATTGTATATTCTATTACCGTCTGTCCAGTAAGTCCACTCCGACACATCGGTTGTTACTGTATAGTAATTGGGTGAAGATGTTGACGTAAGTAACATTATTGAATTTCCTCCTTCAACAGGTTGTTGATGACTCCTTTCAGGGTTCCCATCTGTAGATGTGAGGGGATTTCTATTTTTTTCAGATACTCTTCAAGAATAACACGATTGCTTTTCAACTGAACAACTTCTTCTTCCGAACCGTCCTGCACCACCGTAGAAGTGGACAGTCTACCGAAGTCCGTAAACAGTTGAAGAGGCTGATACAGTTGAATCTCCTCAAGGTATCGGTTATTTTCTCTGCTTCCATAGTCTTTCCGATATACCAGTTTGACGATGTTTCCCCGAATTTTCGATGGAATCAACGGTTCGTCGGTATAGTGAACGACAAACTCCGGTGCTCCGCTGAACTTGATAAACTCAAGCTCGCCATTCTCAAAAACATAGTATCCTCTCGAACTGCCAACATCACCAAAGTTGGATTGAAAAGGTGCGCCAAGATAAGTGATGTTATTTCGATGAGAGGGAATGTGAAAGTGTCCCGAATAGACCTTTTCGAATCGTGAGAATTGTGAAACGACAACATCAGACCGATAGAAATCCATGCCCTGAACGACAGGGAATCCCTGTATCTCAAAGTGTCCCATCAGATACCGGGAATCTGGAATGTCCTCTATTGGTGTATTCCACGGCACCATCGTCAGGTCGCCAATCGTTGTAGTCTTGTCAACGATTGTGATGTTTTGATGTTCTTCGAACACACTCAAACTGGTTGGCGTAATCATATCACGATAGAATGTATCGTGGTTGCCGATTATGATGTATACATTGAATTTTGTGAGAAGCTCTGCAATCTTGTATGCAGTATAGAGACTCTTGATATTGATATGTCTACGGTTATCGAAAAAATCACCAAGATGATAAATCGTCTTGATGTCTCTCTTCGTAGCCACATCCACAATCTCTTGAAATAGTTTGTAGGTTACATCGTGCCACACATCAGCGGATTTATACAACCCCAAATGTGTGTCACTCACAAGTATACTTTTTTCCATCAGTCCTTTATCGACTCGTAGTCTATCGCACTTTCAGGTTTTTTGTCAATCAACAACATATATTGTTGATAACAGGCGTCCTTGATGTCGCTGTGCTTGTTCTGGTCTTTGATATAGGTCAGGAACGAGTTTTTACAAATCTGTGTGATGTAGGCAAACGCATTGGATGATTTTGTCTCATCAAAGTTCTTGATGTATTTGAGACAGGTAAGAACGGCTTCCGACACCATATCTTTTTTCCAAGTGTAGCCGGAGAAACTTCCCTTTGAAGACAGGTTCTCGGCTATCATCATAATCATCCTGCCCAAATTCTCTGATGCCCGACCATCTATCTTGAATTGCACAATCTCAGCGAGAAGGTCGCTATTTTTTACATAATAGGTATCTTCTGTTTTTTTGCTCATTTTTCTCCTACGGATGATACAAGTTTACACCCTCTATGTGAGAGTGTAAACATAGTGTTTACAAAGGGTTGGTTTATTTATCGGTTTCTTCTGTGAGCTTTTTTTCAAGGTTCAATTGCACTTTTGAGAGATAACTATTGGCTTCGAAAAATTTTCTTCTGATATGTTCTGAATCTCGTATTCTTACCTTGTCTATTGTCAATCCTTCTTCGACACAAAGGTCGAACCTATATTTTCCACGATAGTTCTTTTTCAGCTCCTTGTTCAGTTCATCAATAACTGTCAAGACATCATTGGGTATATTATACTTCTCCGTAACCTCCTCCACGATTTCCCGTGTTGCAGGATTTTCCTTCTCTGTCAGTTTGATGGAGAGGGAACGGAAGATATTGGTCTTGCTGTCCGGGCAAGAAAGTGAAAGATACTTTATAAGCCTCATTTATCCAATAACCGTGATGAAGCATTTTTTATCCGTTGTTCTGTAAATCCTGACTGTCGAGTTGTTTACAGGTGTAGCGAAAAATGACCAAGTTGACATTACAAGTGCATCATCCTCGTAAACCATAACTAAAGGATACATATTTTCGAATCCGTGAGCACAATCATAATAGTAGTTTCCATACTCTTCTGTCCAATCTTCTTCGTTTACTGTAAAGGTATATTTTTTGGCCCTGTTGTTCCAGCTGTATGCAAGCGCATTACTGACCATCTTGTTCTTCGAAGTGTCATAGGCATCGTCCTCATCCACTTCCTTTGAAGGAATGACGACCTCGACATTATCCACTTCACCGTTGTCAATGACACCGGGCTTTGACCAAGCTATCTTGAACTTGTAACCTGAATATCCGCCGGGTTCCGATTCGTCTGCAATCCAGAACTCGAAGAATCCATCATCACGGGTCAAGACCTGTGGTGCGGTGCTAACCATCGTTCCTCCACTCTCAGCAGTGTAAACAGATGCTGGAATGGAGCTTCCTGCCAAGTATACTGAAATTTCTGCCCCCGCAACAGGTTGTCCTTCTTCATTTTGAAGGTAGTGCCAAAAATGTGAACGTGCCATATTATATCCTCTTTTGTGCTCTGTAGAAAATCTTCATTGTTACATCTTTTGGTTTATAGAGAGGACTGTTTGTCGTGTAGAACACCAGACTGTCATCTCCAGCTTCTTCCGTATAACCGAAAAGACCGATTTCTGTTATATTGTAGTCCACTTCAGTTCTTCCTATATTTATGAGATAATAGTAGTATTCAGCATCTTCTCTTCTGGTGAGAGGAAGTGTGACGATTTCTCTCTTTATATCACCCTTCCTTCCCTTTCCTACTGATGGACCGAATGGGTCAAAATGTCTTGTGTCTTCACCGTCACCAATTTTTGCATAGGTGATAGATGTAGCAAGGTCTTCCATATCAGATAGACTTCTACCTACCTTCTTGATGACAGCCTTTCCTGTTACTGGATATGCAAACTTGAGATAGACATCATATGGTCCAGTAGGTCTAGCTTCATCTGGATACATTACCTCATCATTCTCATCATATACCTGAATCTGAACAGCTGCAGAATCAAGGCCGTGAATTATGTGCCACTCGCTTGCAGCAGTCGATTGGATATGTCTATATTCTGCAACAATCGCCAAACCATATCCCATCACATCATATGCAAATGTTACTGACATCGTATTATCATCCTCTGCCTTCACCGTGAGAGGAATAAACTGCGAACGGGAATCGTCTGTAAAATGAACGATAGGATATTGGTCTACCAAGCTATGTGTCATGTTCCATAGAGTAGCAGCAGAGGTCACTTGTGAGTGAACATAATCTGGAAGAGAAACCGTGCAATATCCCGCAACTGGTTTTTTCCATTCTATTCTCACCGAATCCATTGTTCTGTATTGAACACTATCAGGAAATACCATATTTCCATCGGTGTCATAACATTGAACAATAACATTTGCAGAGTTCAAATCGTGGTCAACAATCCAGAACTCTGATGCAGATTGTCTTGTATATAAGAAAACCTTTCCTATCAAGCTAGGGTCAGTTTCAAATGGTCGTAGACTTCGAGAGAGACAGAAAGCAAGATTCCCAGCACCGTATAGTGAAACCAATCTTCCCGTGAAGTCTGTAATCGGAGCCAAGACTTGTGAGTAGTGAGAATATCTTACAACCGGCCTCATCGACTCCCATCCCTTTCTCAAGGATGACCAAGTGGCCTCGTCAATGATGTATGTATCACCAAGAGGTTCATTCGACAGGTCTATCTCTATCCGATAGTGAGGAGACAGTATTTTACCATCCGGCAAATCGTGACTGTAAACGGAAGGATAACCAGAACCAGTAACTTCTGGGCTATAGTAAAAACCAACTCCTGCACCATCAGTAGGCAGAGAAAAATGAGAACCGTAGTCTGGATTCATCGTATAAATAACATCTTCAAAATATGGCAGAGGAATATCTTCGGGGTCTATAACATCGTGCCATCTCTCGTAGATGTTCAGATAGTTTGTGGTCTTGCTGATGATGTTCTTCCACATAATGTAGAGAGAAGCATAAGTCCCCTTTCTCTTCAACAGACCGGGAAGACCGTCTACATATAGTCTCTGCTTTGCGACATCAAGACCTTCTGGAATAATCATGTTATACATATTTGCGATGTAATAAATGTAATTGTCTTCCACTTCTCTTGGGTCTGATTGTGTCCAGACGTTCTTGATACGGTTATATGGTTCCTGATAAACTCTGTCAAAAAAGACAGAGAGAAACTCGACCATATTATCGGTTCGATTGTTCGCAGGTAATGCATTGACAACATAGTCTTTCATACCATCGAACACGACACAGAAATTGCCGTATTCAGTAGGATAGATTTTACCGAAGTAGAGAAAAACTTTGTTTGTGTTGACGAAATGTTCCCACTCTGGATGATTGTCTACAAATTCGTGAAACAAAACATCCTTTCGGAAGTAACACTCATAACCCGAATACCCGTCCAAGTCATACCAAGTAATGTCAGACTGACGATAGGTGTTCGTGGGCATATGAAAGTTGAAATAATTTCCCTCTGGTTGACCATCAAGAGGAACGCCTCTTATTCTCTTGAAACCGTCTTCTGCCTTGAGAAAGATGTCTATACCACTTCCGAATCTCGCAGCCATTGTTCTACAAGGCCCTCTCAAAATTCCTTTCTTTGGACGAGTAGCATTGACAGGTGCAATCTTCTTTACAAAATCAGACAGAATAAAATAAGGGGAATCTGAAAATTTACCCATTTCTAAAATTCCTCAAAGAATGTCGTATTCTCAATATCCAACATCGGGAACTGATTGAATCCCAGCTCTATCTTTCTCAGCTTGTTCTCGTCGTCTGCATATGTGGATGCAGGAGCCGTATATTGTGGATAATTTCCGATGCTGTTCGGCTCATATACAGTATGTGTAGGAACATCAATATCACGAATAATCAGATTTTGTATTCCCTTCACCGCTGGCCAGCTCTCATTATCAATGGAAACCTTGGTTGAGTCCATAATGTACTCCTGAATCTCAAGGAACGAAATGACATCGTTGAACTCCCGTTGTGCGGCGCTGAAGTAATAAATCAACTTGTCTCTCACAGCATTTACAACAGCGGTATATGAGTAGGTTCTTTTTACTTTGATACCAATGTCGAACCTGAAGTAAACCAAGTCCGGTAGGTCATACTGTTCGTATGCACTCAACATTTTTCTCGGCTCAAGGAAATAGGAAATGTCTTCCTTCCATATTGGACTGTAGGCAATAGGAATCAAGTATCCAGCAGACGATGCAGATGTCTCGATTGTTCCTGTTCCCCACTCGTCAGGAATAAGGGAAATATGAACCTTGTTGTATTCCTGAACACTACCGGACGGTGCGATGTCCTGCTCGCCCCAAACGTTTGCGACCACGATATCAGACCTCGACTCAAGATGTGATATGTAGTCAACCTTTGTAACGTTTCGATATTGGGAATGAAGAACACCTGTCGATGCGGCCTTGATTTCATCAATATTCTCCGGTAGGGAAGAGCTTGTGGTTGCCTTGGGGTTCGTCACGGTTATATAATTGTTGTCAAGATATCTTTCCGTAGTGTCGTTGTAAATAAACTCATCTTCCGGTTTCGTAATCGTATTGGAACCTGCTGCGCCATCCGGTCCTTCCGATACTAACATAGTAATACTAATTGTGTCGGTTGGACCCGGAACATTTCTCATTGGGGAAAATTCGATGATATACTTCTGATACTTGTCGTATCTCAACATAAAAACATTGTCGTTTTCTCTCAAACCGGAAATCTCATCGTAGAAGTCTCCAACTCTCTCCCAAAACTCGTCGTTGACTGCCAGTCGAATGGAAGGAGATTCGTTTTCGTCAATACTGTCGTCGTAGTCAAAATTCTCAAATGGAAGATAAAGAATATTATCAACCAAGTCAGAACCCTTATATGTATAGTTGACAACCCTTCCCTGTCTCACCGGAACCGTAATCTCATACGGTGAGGTAAAGGGTGATGGAATATTGTAGACATGTGGAGTGACGACTGCAAATCGAAGAACGTTTCCATCCTTGTCCTTCAATGTCGGACATTGTATCGTTTTCCAAGCATCAAGGCGAATTTGGTCACCCGCAGAAATTCCGGCGGCAGAGTCGATGGAAATGGTGACCTCTGTTTTTGCAGAACGATATCCCTGTGGATTGTATCCTCTCAATCTCGACAACATATGAACGGTTTCGTAAATGTCCGCAGTGTCAATATACTGGTTCTTTGCAATCTTGTTCAGATAGTATGTTGTCAGAGCGCCGAGATAGGAAATCAATTCGATGAGAAGAGTGATGTTTGCTCCCTCATAATTGTAGTCCTTGAATATCTCGCTCTTTTGGAGTTCTTCCTGCAACCTTCTTTTCATCGTTGCATAGTCTATATCCAAATATTGAGGAACCAAATTGTCTGCCATATTCTACCTCTTACAATCGTTTCAATATCAATCTTATGTTATCCTGTCCGCCGGGACCGAATCCCTTGATGCGGTATACCATATCAACTTCATACTGCTGTGCGTCATAGTTGACGGTCATATCAATTCCAAGAATCTCGATTCGATTATCCCAAAATTGAATGGCTGCAAGAATGTCGTTGGCAATTCTGCGAGCCGTGATTTCATCCATCGGTTCAAACAACATTTCTTCGATGGTTCCACCAAACTCCGGCAGCATCCTTCGACTTCCTTTTCGAGTCGTCAGAATATTCTGAAGAGAGTTCTTGACCGCTTCCAGCTCTGTGTCAAGAGTTATATCTCCATCCTGCTGTCTTTCCAATTTACCATCGAAATCGGAATATATGTATTTCTTAGCCATTTACCAATCGTATCCTTTGTCTATCAGCTCTGTAAACTTTACCACAGCTTCCTCGAATTTACTCTTATTTGCTTCGATGATATTCTTTCCCTGTGTCATCTTGCTTATCATATCGTTGATACCATATGTCCCCTCAAGACCAAGAGGCTTGTTGAGAAAGTCAAATGAAAAATCAAACTGTCCCATCGCCATCGTCAATGTATCAACGGCTTCCGGTAGAGCCGTAACTATCTCATCCCATCCCTCTCCAAGATATTCGAGAATAACACTTCCGCCCGGTTCATCCAAGATTCGAAAGTCAGTCAGATTTGTTGTTCCAAAACCTCCGAAGGTTTCAATAACACAATCTGGATTTTCTGTTTCGAAATACTCCTTAAATGAATCCAATATATCTTCTGCAGTATCTTTCATTTTCGACAGGATATTGTCGAATACTTCCTTCTTCTCTGTCAGAGCAGATATCTGCTCACCCATTTGTGTTACCGTGTTTTCCAACTGCTCTATCTGTGTTGGAAATGTTGCTAACATATCTGACAAGTTCATAATCCACTCCTATCCAGAAAACACATTACTTGAACCCATTATCAGGGTTCCCGTGTATGTTCCAACAAAAGAATCTCCAAGCCTAGCCACATTTACGCCGTTTCTAAACACATTTCCAGAACCACTTACGATTATTCCAACATGACCACAAAAAGACAATACTGTATCGCCAACTCCTGCTACGCCTAACCCGTTACAGAATACATTTCCACTTGATGATATAATCAACCCACCTGTAGAGATGGGAGTGGTATGTCCCGTGCATGTTCCGAATCCTTGGTCTGTCATTCTACATAGATTTGGCATATTATGTATTCAAGTTTATCGGGTTTCCCTTTACATTACAGGCTCCACTCACATTTATTGTTGCAGAGCCGGAAACCGTGATGTTATAATTTCCAGAAATTGTCAAGGTAGAATTTCCACCTACAGTCTCCGATTTGTCACTACCAATATTTATCGTTTCTTTCTCCGATAGTTCCTTGTTTTCGTTCTTCACGCCAGTGATATTGATATTTCCGTCCTTGTCTATAACCATCTCCGTTCCGGTGTTATGATACACTCTTATTCTTTTGTTCGAAGGCGTAGAGTCAATCTCTATAATGTGTCCGCCGTGAACATGAAGAACTATATTGTGTGGATATTCACCCGATTGTGTATCGAAATCGGGAGTTCCACCTTGTATCGCCGGTGCGGAAGCAAAATATCTCGGCTGCATTGGATTTCCAGCTTCGAAAAAACAGAAAACGTGAGAACCAACCAAAGGAACACACCAGAGGCCGAATTTGTTCGTGGAACCTTCTATCAATCCTAACACCGGCTGTGCCCACGGTAAACCGTCTGTCGATATTCCATCGGTAGCTTCTACTGTTTGGCTCTGTGAGTGAATCTGAAATATCCTGACCTTACATCGACCCGCCTTCAAGGGATCGTTGTTGTCTTCCACGACTCCTCTGTAAATACCGTTGAGCTTCTCCTGTGGAAGCCCCATGTCAGACATTGGTGACTTCAGCATTATGACTTTCCTATTCTCCTCACATTCGTTTCTCTACTGAACTTTGTAGCTTTCACCAAGTTTCTTGCATCACTTTCAGAGTAAGCATTTCTCATAAACACGACTTTCTGCCGATATGTCGGAGAAGACTTACTACTGAATTGATGTGTTATCTGTTTTATCAGATATTTTCCTTCCATCGACTTGTTTATATATTCAGACCTTTCAGAACTCAACCATTGAACTTCTACCATACCACCACACTGTCTTCTTTCGTGACCCTGCAATAGAGATATCAGAGCCATCTGAACCGAATACCGTTTGATGAACTCGCTGTAAAAGATGTTGTCCATCATCTTTTCATCTTCCTCTCCGGTATAGATGAACTTTGTCGTATTGGAACTGATGTCTGGAAACAATGTTCTGTTTCCCACCAGAGTGAATTTCTGAATGGTATCCGCATAGGTATATGTTTTCTTGATGAGACTCTTCGTGAAGAAGTCAAATCCCATACGGGTTCCGCCTCTCAAGGTCTGTAGAGCCTGACTGTCAACGGAACTGATTTGCCAATTCAGAAAAGTATTGATGTATCCCGGTTCATCTATCGAAGTGAAACGGTAGTAGAGAGGCTTCTTCTTGTCACTCATTTCTATCTTTGTATTCTGGAACAATTTTTCCAGAGTTACGAAGTTACATCCATCCCGATTCATATAAAACACATATCCCGGCCTGTTTGTCTCCGCACCGGATGCTCTTTGTGACAACCATCGAATCGCCTCTCCCGGTGTCCAGTATGGCATGTAGAAGTCTATCTTTTCATTCGAAGGTTCGAACTGGACAAAACTCTTGACTCCCATCATATGAGTCGCAATATCTTTCACAATATCAGAGATAAGAGTATTTTTCCATCCCTTACTGTATCGGAACTGGGAGTGTTTTCTGAAAGTGGGGTCTGAAATATACATTTCGATGATGTTCTGACCGGAAGACACTGCCTGTGAAAACTGTTCGATGTTTTCTACACTAAAAATATCGAAAATGACTTCTTCTTCTTTTTCTTCTCCGAATTTTATCGCAATATATTCATTTCCTGTAAACGGCAGAAACTCAACCATGCCCATTGTGTCGATAAAGGTCAGCTTGCCCACCATTGAGATTGCATAGATGTCCTCGATAAAATACAACTCAACAATATCCCTGTTGTCCAATCGGACAGGTACAAGATCGCCACCCTTGACTTTCGGGACGAAAATAAAAACACTAAACTTCCCTTGTGAACCAGTATAATTGGAATTCTCTTCTGACATTACAGCTCCGAAATGTTCCTAATTTCCTTTATCAACTGTCCGACATAGACGGGGTTCAAAACCAGAATGTTCTTACCCGGCTCACTCTCCTCAAACGGATTGATAACATTGTTCGACATACAGACAACCCACCAGAGAGCAACCGTCTGATAGAGTTTCCACGCAACCGTTTCCCACCAATCCTCATTCTCCATTTCATAGGTCTGGAAATATGCAGTATCGACCAATGTATCAGTGAAAACAGTATATGACCGGAATATGTTCATAAACTTCGTCCCGTCGTCTTCTTCCATAATAGGAAACATCTTCAACAACGATACGGAACTCAATCTATATCCCGTCAACTCAAGATAATCTTCTTCAACTCTTCTTGTCGGCATTTTATCCACCTACAGACTTGATTTTGATGACATCATCGGCCATAAACAGTTCATCATAAAGAGGACTCAAATCCGTAATACCTAAAAATAACTCACATTGACAAGGAACACCAGCCAGATATGGTCCCTTGTAGGTCGGCTGAATGTTATTGATAACAGCATATTGTATGTAGAACCAAGGTCTAGGACTCGACTGAATCGTAAAAACATATGGAACCTGAATATCAACCATTGTTCCTGTTACCTGACTAGGTGCAGACAGTTGTTGTAGTGCCTTCACGATTTCTATGATATCCTTCCAAGGGTCACCAGTTTCAACCAATGTCAGGTTGAGCTGATAATTTCTTCTTTCTGATGACTTGTAATGGAGAGCAGTATCAATACGGTAATTCACAACATTAATTCCTTTGAACTCTTCCACACTTTTATTCAATTGTGTCCTCATATCGTAGCCAATACCAAACCCCTTCACGGCCGTCCAACCTGCACGAGCTGCTCCTCCAATTTCTGTTATGGCTTTATTGAACTCACCAATCATTTGAGAAGCCCTGCCAGCCAGACATTCATACTCCTGCCATTGATGGGTGATTGTTTCCATCAACTCATTTGGCATCAAGAACTGAAACTCTATGCCGGTATCTTCCAGAGTTGGGTTGTTTCTTGCAATTGCTGGCTGTGCGGTCATTTTGTAGGGCCTCATAATCAGCCAAGTTGCGTTTTGTCTGAACCCTTCTCCACCATGACCGATGTAAGCAGACCCACCGGGGTTCTTGAATATCTTTCTTGGTTTTTCCCTTACGGTGTTACTCGTTTTGACTTCATCTATATCAGCCATAATTTCCTCTTATGCGTAGTTATTTGACATAATCCAAGTTACAGTCTGATTTCCAGCGATGGTCGTTGGCGGTTCCTGTAACTGCCTTTGTGAAGCTAACGTAGCACCACCACCCTGCTGACCAACAACAATATCCCCAGCATTCTGTTTTGCAGACTCTTCCATAGCTTCCTTCAACTCTTTTGTTTGTTGTTGTGCAAGTTCTGTATCAAGTCTTGCCTTCTCCTTCTCTGCATTTCTTACTGCCTCCGAACCGGGCTCTGCGGGTGCCTTTGCCATTTCCTGTGCAGACAATTTCTTCACTGCATCAAGTTCCCGTTCATACCTTTTCATAATTGATTGTTGAACATCTTTGGAACTCGACTTAAAATATGCAAGCTCGCCTGCTGCGGTTGTCTTCCCTCTCTCTTTATAGATGGCATCGAGAATTTCCGTTGATGTCATCTTGGAAATTTCTTTTCCGGCAAGAGCCCTATCCAGAATTTTTTTGGCTCCCTCTGGTCCGTGCTGAACACCTAGAGAATAGAGAGCTTCCTGTATTCCTTTGTTTCCTACATCAATACCCTTTCCTTTTGCAGCCTGCGCAACAGGTGCAAAATGTGTTTTCGTTATGTAGTCGTGCTGAGCCGCTCCAAAGTTCTTATCGGATGCCGCAAGTGCTTTCCATTTTTCATTGAACTCTTTCGTTCCCGGTGTCAATCCAGCAAACTGTGCTGCATATCCAGAGGATTCTAAAAACTTTTGAAGTGTGCCTGTTTTTGATGATAACTGGTGGGTTCCATATGATACTCCACCAAGATCACCCTTACCGGAACTTATGGTTCCAGCCCCTCTACCACCAGACTCTTCCTTGGCAGAAATAAATCCGAGCTTCTCCCCTGCCCATTCAATAGCTGCACCAGCCGCTTTACCCGCCTTTTCCACATAGGGAGCAACCATCTGTGTTCCCTTCTGAAGTCCTTTTCCGACAGTACCAACACCAGTTTGCATGGCCTTGGTGAATTTTTCGGCAAAGGTTTCTCCCATTTCTTCCACTTCTTTTTTTCCAGCAGCCTGATTCTCTCCGCCTTTCTCAATTCCCAACCATTTTTTCACAAAGTCAGGAAGGACATCTATGATTTTCTCTCTCAAAGCAGTTATTCCGTTTCCTATCCACTCACCGACACTTCCTAGAATTTTTCCTATATTTTTTATCCAACCTGCTACGGTTTCGGGGTCAATAAGACCAAGTGTCAGGTCACTAATCATATGGGAGACAGAGGCACCAATCTTGGAAAGAAGACCACTATCACCAAACAGTCTCTCAGCCTCTTTATCATCCCAACCCTTCATTACACCCGTGAAGGCACTAAATCCCAAGGCAAGAGGACCGAGAAACTTGAGAAGCTTCGGAGCAAGTTTCAACAAACCACCAAACATATTGCCGACACCACCAAACATATCCTTTATTCCGCCAAAAGCAGAAGAAAATATGCTCTTCCCCTTGTCTTTGACTTGGCGAAGTTTCTCTTTTACACCCTCTTTGAAGCTTCTCTCCTGCACTTCCGTATTTGTTTTGATACCATCGAAAATATGATGTAATGTCTGGTCTATCTCCGCTAAATAAGTGTTTCCAGTTTCGGCGGCCGCGGCAGTCCCAGCCATCATCTGTGCTAGTTTTTCTTGTTCCTTCTGCTCCTTTTTCTTCTTGAAATATCCGCTAACGCCTGTCCACATTTTCTTGCCCAGTTTATACATACCTATAGCGCCGGTGTATATCATTTTTACACCCTGCCATGCAGAGTTTACCCATTGTTCAAGTGGGCCAAGTAACTCTGACCATAAACTGGCGATATGTGATTTTATTTTTTCATATGCACCACTTACAATTCTGTAGTATTTTGTGTCAACGAATTTTGACCATAGACCGCCGACTTTTATCAGGAGCTTTCCATACCACTTCTTCTCCCAATCAATTGTCCACTTCCATTCTTTGCCAAAATGTTTCTTGGAATAGTCCTGACTAAACCTGAAAAACTTATGTGCCAAAAGTTCGAGCTTACCTGCAAACTCCTCACCATACTTGAATTGAATTGCTCGTAAATCTCTTGATGCCTTTTTCTGCTCCTCAATAAGTTGTTTATACTTTTCTGTCTTTTTTGCCTCGTCTTCGCCAAGTTGGTCAATGATTTTTCCGATTTCTACGCTAGTATTGTGAATAATTTTATAGAGAGCCTTCTCTGCCTTTTCCTGAGCTTTGACAATATCATTCATAGAGATGTTCAACCTTTCGGTGACTCTCGAAAGCTCTCTCAACTGTTCTCTGGAAACTCTTACTTCATCAGCCATTTTACTTTCTCTTAGCTCCTATTCCGACATTCAGCTGTTGCTTTTTCTGCTCATTCTGTTCCCGTAGGTCACGAATGACCAGATTGACATAGGCCTCTCTTTCAAAATCAGCCATTTCATTACTCTCCGCTACACTGATATGTGCTCTACTGGCAAGGTAGTATTGGTCTTCGGTGATACCCTGTAGAGTAACACCTGAACATATCAGGTAGATTAGAAGAAAAAATCCTCAAGAGGAACCTCTCTCACTTCCACATGGCTACAATGAGGACACTTCACTTCAAACTTGAAGTCGATACCAAAATCTGTCTTGTCATACCACTTCTGAATTTTCTCCATATCCGTTTGAGTGATATTGTCCAGCAGATAAATCCTGTCCTGTAGTGAAACTTTGTCATTCCTTTCACCGTCAGGAGTAATAATCGCCTTGATACCCATCGCTGTGGTGATGGTGATGGCTTCAATTTTTTTCTGTGTCTCCGTTATTTCCTTCGCTCCCTGACGAGTGGAGATAATTCTGAAAGCCTCTGCCTGCATACCTCTCGTAATCAACGAAAGCTCGACTTTCAGTCCGTTACTGAGTTCCACGACATAAGGGTCTTTCTCTTCTTCCACGATAACCACGGGCCGTGGTGGAGCAGGAACCTCTTCGACCACACCCTTTCTCTTTCTCTCCACCTTGATTGGAACCGGCTTCTCTTCCTTCTTCGGCTCCTCTTCCACTACCTCTTCAATCTTCTTCTTTGGGGGAAGAGAGAAGGGCCTCATCGGAAGTTTGCTCAGGTCAATCGTGTGGACATATTGAGAACCGCACATCGGATTATTACAAAAGGCGGTAAACGTATACATATTTCCTCTCGTAACCTTCCTCAACTCTGTCAACAGGAAAAATCTGTCCTGTAGATAGAGTTCATTCACGTCGAAATCCTTACTCAAGACACACTCTGTAATGAGTGCATCCAGAGCTTCCTCAATCTTACCCATATCCATGACGTTCTCATACATCAACATTCTCTTGAGCTGTCCCGTCGTAATGGGCTTGATTTTGAGTTCCCTACCGGAACCCGGCAATTTTGTATCGAATTGATACATATTGAGATACATTTTGAAATCTGACATATTCTAACCTCCTACTCGACTTTACGCAGTTTGTCTGCAAAATAATCGTTGATAGAACCCATAGCAGTAGAACGAAGACCTGTCTTGAGGACGTTCATCGCTGCGGACTCTTCACTATCATAAATCATATAATACAAATACGAAAACGTGACATCAAAAGAAGTCACCTCATTATTACTGTAATCCAAGGAGATGTTTCCGATGGACTTCGGCCAAGCACTATAAAACTTGTATACACATACCGTCTTCCCGTCAAGACCAAGAAGATGTGCCTGTTGGTCTGTCATATAGGTAGACGGTTTCGATGCAACATTCGTTTGTGGGTTCAATATCATATTTTGCCAGTCACGAAACTTCTTGATGATATTTGCATTATTATCCACATTGAAGGTAACAGACCAATCATTGAAAGTATGTTTACCACCAAACTTGAATTGTGCTCCCATCCAGTTCGTTGTTGTCTCTCCGATAGTTGTTTCTGGTAAGGTTGTGGCCTTCACATAGTATGCAAAATCCGTTCTCTTGTTTTTCGGGAACATCGTCGGAAGAATGTCAACCCCTGCGGTTGCGGCTCCCATCAAGGCCCTTTCGCCGGAGGATTTCAGAGTCTCCAACGAAGACACATCCACTCCACCAGCCAGACCCTCTCTCACACCAGCAGCTAACATATTACCAAATCCCGGCCATTGAATCTGGATGTAGAAATGATATGCACGATGTCCGTTAGCAAAATTCGCTCGATACTCGTCTACACTAAATGGCGCTTTCATGTTGGTATCTTCCCTATAATGTTATTGATTCCTCTCTTGAGAATGTCAGCAGCAAATGTTGACGGTGCTTCCATCATCTCATAGAACTGGTATGCGAATGTGACCTCAAGACCCGCAACTTCCTCTCCACCGTAGTCAAGGAACACCTCACTAATATTTTTCGGCCACGCACCAATCAGTTTGTAAGACTTGACTGCGTTTCCAGAGTAGTCCAAAAGATATATTTCTTGATCCCTGACGGTTTTTGTCCAAGATGTATGTTTTCCAGACATCGGGTCAACAATGAATCGTTGCCAGTCATAAAATTTTTTCAGAATTTCTCCGTTGTTGTCTATGTTGAAAGAAACTGTCCAATCGCCAAATTCTCTCCTGCCGGGAATCTTTATCGGCATAACCTGATAGTCGATTACAATCTCATTGAGAGATGAGCTGGGAATTTGTGTTGACTTGACAAGATAAGGTATAAGGTCTTGATCTGCACCTAATCCAAAGACATTGAGAAAGTTTTTTGTCGCTCCCGGCCCATACTTGTTCAGGACATTTGTGACCTCTGCGCCCGGCCCTTCGACCTTTTCAATGTCCATAAAGTTACCAGCAATCTGATTGACACCTGTTCCGATACTTGCCGCCAAATTTCCAAATCCCTTCAACGAATCCATATCCTTTTGATTCGGAAACTGGAATAGAACAAAGAAGTGATACTGCCTCATACCACCCAAGAAACGTGTTTTATATGTGTCTATATCGAATCGGGCTCTAAAATTTGGCATATTTTCTACCTCAATAAAAAAGGGTCTATCGGGATGTGTCCCTTTAGACCCTTTCGGAATCCATTAGTTCAAGACTAAGCGTGGACTATACCTATATTTATGTAGGCAAAGTCTATGTTATCCAGCGAAATTCGGTGCCACACCATACTGAACCTTGTCCTGAACGTGATAAACATAAGCAAACGTGATGTCGAATGTGGCTGTTTCGTTCGCCGTGTAGTCCAAGGTTACCTGTGCAATATACTTTGGCCAAGCACCGACCAATTTATACTTCGTAAGAGGCTTTCCATCCAAACCCAAGAGTTCCAGCTGCTGGTCAGCCAAAACAGTCGCAGGAAGATTGTAAATGTTTGTCGTTGGGTCGTGAATGAGTCTCTGCCATGTGTTGAAGATTTCCAAAATCTTCGCATCAAGGTCAACGTTGAAGGTGCATGTAAAATCATCATATGTATACTTGCCGGGAATCTTGTAGTCGAATCCCTGCCAGTTCAACATAATGTCATCGACGTTGGTAGAAGGAAGAACGGTTGATCTTACAAGATATGTCATCTTTTCAACATCTGACCCTGCTGCCACACCTGCCGGAAAGCTCGGTTTATAGTAGAACAAATACTGTCTTGCTCCGCCCTGAAATTGTGCACGAAAGCTGTCGATATCAAATCTTGGCATGTTTATTCCTCCAAATTATGCTGCTGTCGCCCCAGCGATTTCTGTGAACGATGCACCTGTCTTCGTTGCGATGAAGTTCAGGACAATAAACTCAGCAGCTCTCGTTGGTTTGATATAAATGTCACACCAGAGTTCGTTCCTGTCAATTCTTTCCGGTGTATTGTTCGTTTCATCACAAACAATCATAAAGTCATAAATACCTCTTCTTGAACGAACATCTCTCAAGAATGGGTCAATCATGTTGACCAGAAGAAGTCTTGTGAGGTCGTCATTTGGTTCAAAGAGGAAATATTTCGCTGCGGTAGAGATTGCCTTCTCAAGAACGATAAACAGTCTTCTGACGTTGACACGGTTGAACGCCGATTCCTTGTCCAGAAGTGTTTTCTGACCCCAAACGACCTTTCCCTGTCCGGCAAAGGATACGATTGGGTTGATACCGTTCTTGTAGAGAATGTTTCTCTGCCCAAGTGTCGGATTCCAAGCAAGTCTGCGAATATTCGTGAGAAGTGCTCGGTTCAGACCAGCGGGCGCCCACCAAGGGTCACTCACATCATCAGTATTGGCATAGATTCCAGCAACGAAACCAGAAGCAGGAACCCATCTATACTTTCCGTTCCACTTGTCATAGACCTCAAGCCAGTTACCATAGAAGGATGCGTAGCTCGTATTCTCATTGAATGTCTCACGCCTCCAGACTCTCAACGCCTCTGTCGGATCTGCGTTGTTGATAACGTCTGTAGAGATACAGTCCAGAACTGCCATAGCGTCCTTTCTTGTCTCACAAAGTTCAATGAGAGCACTCTTTACAGTCATAGACTTGTCGCTGTCAATGACGATGTTTATGTCAATGTCCTCTGGATTGGCGTAGAGGTTATACCCAGCGATGACCGCTGTGTCTTCCTCGCCAGACCCGAATGTTCCATCATCTCCACCACCAAGTTCAACATACGCTGTGGTTGTGGTAAGAACAGGTTGATCCTTTGCATCTTCGTGTAGGCAGATACGGATGTAGTTTGATGGGCCGTTGATGTTCATCTCGGCGAATTTCTTCTTGCCTTGGTCATCAACCTTATTCTGGTCTGTAGAAACGTTGAAATACTCGACTACATTCCAACTGGTGCTACCCTGTGCTTTGGCGGAAACAACAACCAGAAAATCATATGCGTCAGAGAGAGCACTGTCAATCGACTTTATGTCATTGAACATTGTCTCATCTGTAAATCCCACGGTCTGTGCCTGTGCCCAAGTATGAGTATTGATGTAGTCATACCACGTCTTGTTTACGAGAGCAATTCGGATATTGTTTCCCCATGCTCCTACGGACGCTGCGATAAAATCTGCAAAGTCGCCCTGCGGTGTTTCCTCTGCGAAATCATCGGGGTCACCGGAAGCAAAGTCGCTAAGCGACCAGACAGGATTGCAGTCTTCCCATGAAGCACTTCCTGATACAGCGGGTGCCGAGGTTCCGGCAAACTTTGCATCGGCAGGCATTACCCTTGTGCAATACAACATATTGCCATATTTCAAGAAACCTGTGGCTGAAAGGATGTCCTTGTAACAGGCCGCAACATTTGTTGGTTTTCCGAAAGTGTTTATCAGTTCATTTGTGGAAGTAATAAGGGTCTTCTTGTTCTGTGGGCCCTTATATGTATTTCTCAGAACGATAACACCAATGGACGTAGCGACAGCCGGTATCGTGGTTGTCAAGTCAATTTCATTGACATCTACCAGAGGTGACAGATAAAAAGCCATTTGTGTTTCCTCCAAACTGTTATTCTATATCTTATTTATATAGACTTCAGTTATATTTATAAATTTTCTTCAAAAACCTATACTATTTCATACCTGTCATACAGGAATGTGGCGGAGCTTTCCAGAGTATTCTCCCCTTCTCTCATAGACAGGGTGATTTCCCCGACCTGTTGAATCCACACGTTTCGAAACATAACCCTCAAAATCTCCTTGTTGAAGTTATCGGATATTTTCAGGGCCGCATCAATCACCATTTCCTTCGGAATTTCTCCAAACTTGTCTTTATTATTATTTATGAACATCATCCATCGAACCAGAGTTGTCCAGTTACTCAGTTCCGAATCCACGACAAAATTGATGGATAATGGGTCAAAATTCAGTTTTCCAGACTGTATCTTGATTTTTCCACCCTGCCAACTGACTTCTAGGTCTTCCAGAGTCAAGGAAGGAACAATCGTTCCATAGATATTCAGGGTCAATTCACGGGACTTCTCAAGACCTAATTCAGATGGAAGAACCGGAAAAACCAACTGAAAGTTAGAAGGAACCGATTTATTTAAGGCGGTTGATAGAGCCATATTTACCACTTCCTCTTGTTTTGTTGAACCATCCTGTCACCGGCAGAGTTTCCGTAGAACCATCCCATTGTTCATACTGATACATAATCCATGCATCGCCGTCCACCTCTTTCATATCCATAGCCTCCAATATCTTGAAAGCACCAAGACCTTCTGCAGAACCTGTAGCACCAGACGAGGCAGACGACAGAGTGCTGTCACCCTCTCGAATAAAGGTTTCTCCGACAGTAGGTTTATCTGTCGTGACAGGCTTGAACAGCCACGCTTGGACGGTGAAAGTCAACGTCCACTTGAGAACTCTCCAATCCTCTTCCGCCATATCATCAGCGATATCAGGGTTTGCAGAATTGAATACGACCTTGACCTCGACGTGAGCGTCGATTTCTGGAATATACACCCTCATCATAACGTGTGGCGCAAAGAACGGTAGAATCTGCTCAAGTATCTGATCAATGTCCACCATATGTAACGACCAGATATTCAGGTTGAATGTGAGATTGTAGGGAACGGGGTTCTGAACCGTCGTGGCCTTCCCTGTCTCTGGATTGACAGAAACCACGATATCCTGTGTCTTGTTGACCAATCTTTCAGGAGCAAAATCAATTCCCATCAGGTTGACCATCAGGATGGGAAGTTTCTCTTCCGTGCTGTATTCCTTCAACCAGTAGTAGGCTTTCTCCTTCGGGCCATACTTGAGTGGAACCAATGTTCGGGTCGTGACAGCTCCCGTGTCTGGATCATAGTGAGCCACCCATATGTCATTGAACATATCAAGGAACTGTATGATGGTTTTTCTTAAAATTTGATAGTAGTAAAATCCTTTCATTTATTTCCAATTTTTCTCAAGAGTAAAGTTAGACCTTGAGAACTCAAGACGGTCAACCAGTTTCAATACATTACCACTACTGTCGATTGCACAGAAGCCCTCTGGATTAGTGACTTTATATTCATCACCGGAACGGATGAAGGTTCCGACACTTTTGATTTGAGACAATTTTTCCACGAACATTGTCTTCATACGGACAAACACACGGTAAATCCAGAAAAAGAACATAATGTCTCTCTGATACTTGGTGAGAAACATTTGAAGAGACTCCATCTCTCTTGCCTTTTTCTCCTGTGTCTCACTTCTCTTCACTTTCAAAATGTCAGCAGAATATACGTCTTGTAGGTAATTTTTGAAATCTTCAAGATACTTTGAAGGAACCTCAATAGGTCTACCTTCTCTGACATTCTTATTGACAAAGGTTCTAAAGTAGTTATAAATGCCAATGTCCTTCATCTTCTCAAAAAGTTCGTCATTGACATATTTCACTCTCTTTTCTATGTCCTCAATCCACTTACTAATCATTGAAACTTCTGACATACTGAAGTTGACAATTCCAGACTCGTCTTCTATGAAAGCGTCCTGTATCCAGACATCTGGATTGTTTTTATACCTGTCAATATTGACATTGAAGTTCGCAGAGAGTGAATCCAAGGATTGTCCCTTATATTCCGTATGAACCACGATGCCCATCTTTGCCTTTCTTATGGCAGAAGCAAGGTCGGAATCATCATTCGGAATAGCATAGGTAATCGTGTTTGGAGTAAATGTAATATAAGACACGCCATTTATACTTTCTGTCTTCTTATCGTTAGTAAAAAGCAAGTCTCCTTGATAAATGGTATCGACATTGAGGTCTTTCAGAAGAGGAAAGACATATCGAAGTTTCTCCACTACACCACCACTAAAATTTTTATCTATCTCATCCAGAGATGTGGCAATCTTCGGTGTTTTGTTGAAGATGGATTTTGTCGAGACAAAGAATTTTCCCGTTTCTGGAAGTCTACCAAAAAATATCGCGGGGGCGCCGTCCCACTTGACAGAGAGCTTTACACTCCCTTTAGAATTGCCCGATAAAGTGGACAGAATTGACTTGGCAACGTCCAAATTTTGTTTTATACCCTCAACCCCACGGTTAAACATATTGTCCTCAAAATGCTCTATATGTTTATTCACTTCTTCATTGAGAATATCCAGAAAGTCATAGGTAAACCCTTCTTTTATCTCGTTACCTCTCTTTGCCATCAATTCTCGAAATGTATTGAACCACTTCTCGTTGTCAAGACCTTTTGCGACCATTCTTCGATATGAAGAAAAATCCTTATCTGCCAATGACTGTCGAACCTTGGACGCAGAGACATCTTCATCGGTTCTCTTGATTTCATCGAATATTACCGGATAGGAAACACCCTTGAATTGTCTTCTGTATCCGTCTATGCGGTCAGAACCGGCAATAACGACTACGCCGTTACTGGTATCTATTTTCTCCTTCTCGATGATGTCTGGAATATATCCTATTCTCGACAAAATGGGCTCTGCCTTTGGATTGGTGATTTTCAATATCTCCTTTCTCTGAGCGAAGGTGAGAAAATTTTTACTCAACTGGGAAGATTTTTCTCCTTCAACGATAAAGATATAGACAGTAGAGTATTTCCTAACGGCATCCTCTATAATTTTTTGATGGGCTATCGTTGGTGGAGACATTCGACCAATGAAGATGGCTATGGGCTTCTCTCCTGCTTCTGTTAGATACTTATTTAGTCTCATTATCTTAACTTATGATAAATACTTTCATCTGAAATTTCTGGATCGTATAATTCATTTCCTCTAAAATCAATATAATATTTTAATGTTCCTTTTGAAAAATCATAAGGTACACCTTTAATAGTAACCCAATGATGTGTTATTTTTTCACCATCATCTGTTTCTATTCGACCAAAAACTCTTTTTACTCCTCTGTTCTTGAACACTCTTTCTATCTCTACAGCAATATATTGACAATCTCCTACTTCCTGATTATCAACTACTTCTTTCCAACTATCATATCCACCATCCCAAATTAGATAGTTTTTTATATCCTCAATAATATTTCTATCTGATTCTGTTATATAAAATTTCAGTCTCATCACGCCTCGGAAATTTCTCTGAACATTCCTCTCAAATACTTGAGATGTTCGTGTGCTTCATCAGAGGCAATTTTCATTCTGCGGACATCTTCCTTTCCTCCACCATTTCTTTCATACTCAAGAATTTCATCGTCGATTTCAACCATTGTTTCCTGCATAAAATCATTGATTTTCTTGGAGAGAAGAAGAAGATTTTTCTTTGCTGTCACTTCTGTCAAGTGTTTACGAAGACTCATTTATACCCTCCTAACTTGTCTCTTCATAATTCGGACATATTCCAAACGGAGAAACCCAAATTCCTGCGCCGGGAGGCAAGTTCTTTCCAAATAAACTGCTGACCTTCTTTCCACGAACCTCAACCTCTGTTTCAGCAAATATCTTGGAAAGATTTTCTTGGTTTTTACAAAGCTCCTGTAACCAGAAAGCACAGGTTCCACAGCACTTTGCGTTTGTTTCCCGATAACCAATAACTTTCAGGTCGAGTTTATTATACTGTTTGTGTAACTGCATCGCATCTTCTGATAGATACTTTCTAAAGCTTTTCATATTTCTTCCTCAACTCCCTCAATGCCACGATAATGGAAGACATCTTGATGTCAACGATATCAAAGTCATTGAACAACCTGTTAATCTCATTTGGATTGTCACTTCTCGCAACAAGTGAAATCAGGTCTTTCTGAATGTCACTTATCGTTTCCTTGAACCTTTTCAGGTCACTTTCATAGTTCATAAAACGGATAGGAACACTGCCCTCATTGAGATAGTTCTTGAATTTCTTGTCCATAATCCTACCTAATATCCATAAATTTTTGTATCCACATCCTCATAGTCATCAATGGCAGAGGACGCTTCTTCAATCCAAGTGTTATCGCCATACGCAGAAATCGGATGACTTGAGAATGAGATGTCTTCTGCACTCTTGCTCTGTTCCGAATACCTGTATGGCCTCAATACGAGAACCCAAATCATCTTCTTCAACTGGAAAGCCTTATCGTCGTCATCGACGTGTGCAACCTCAAATGAACGGTCAACTTTTCCATACCATTTGATGTGAACAACATCGCCGATATTCGGCGGTTGTGTAGAATTGATATCTCTGGCAAATGTCGCCTGTGGTATGTGGGCGGTAATAATATCCCCCGCATACATACCAAATGAAGACCAGAGGTTCGGCTCGTCAGCAACTTCATAGATGATTTTTGTCTTCTTCGGAGACGAATATCGGGTTTTCGTGTGTTCTCCATAAAGAACATCGTGAGTCAGGGACGTATCCCTCTGGGCATAGTAAACCTCAATGCCAGATATATCCGTAAACTCCATAATCAGGCTTTCAAAGAGCTGATGTTCTGGATTATCTTCTATATCATATAGTGACCAAGTTGGCTTGGCTATGCCCCATTTCGGTCTTCTCATCTTCCCTTATCCAATTGAGATGTCATACCCTTCCCAAGCCTCTTCCAGCTTGAGGGTTTCCTCAAGTTTTTCCATTTCTGCGTCTGCCTGCGATATGAGACTATCGCCGTCCAACGCAATTCCCGTCTGGCCTATACTGGTGAAGTTTGCAAACTTGGAGCGGATAAGACCTAGCGTTTTCTTGGCATATGCGGTCGCGTAGAAGATAACCCAATAATTATCGTAGATGTCTTCATCCAGACCTTCTATCAACAGTCCTCTCACAAGAATGTAACCGGGAGTGACAAAAGCACCGGAGTTTGTATACACGGTTGCTCCAGAAGTAGGCGTCGGTATGATTTCCAACTGGTTTGTATACCTATGATACTTGAAGGTATACGCATCGACAATATACCTTTTTACAGTATCCAAGAAATCCCTTGCAATATGATATGAGATAAGATTGTATCCAGAACCACTTGTCCTGAACAACATATCATACATTCCCTGACTATACAAGAAATTTTCTATCGTAAACAGAGTATGAATAGACCCGGCTGTTTTCGTATCATATCCCAAAACTTCCACACAGTTGGAAGGGCAATCGTAGTATCGAACACCTGCAGAAAGCCGAAGGGTCCAGTATCTTTCCTGTGTTGCGTTTCCAATTGCCCATCGAATATACTTCTGTCTTGTATAGTCGATAGCATCGTTGATTTGGGCATCGTCCAGCTCAACCTTGACTACAGGATATCCAAGATTTCTTTTTATTTTTTCTACAAGGTCAGATTTCTTCATCTACTGTCTCTCAAACTAAACTTTATATCTTCTCCAAGACCCTGCCAAATATCGTCAAACCGTGATTTCAGGTCATCCAGCTTGAACTTCCTTTCTATGTTTACAGTCTTTTCTACTTTTTCGGTTACAACCTTTATCTTACCCACGACATAGAAAGTGTCATCAAATGGCGGCCCTTCGGGATTCACCTCAATTACCACTTTCTTTATTGTCATTTGTAAATTACCATCCCTTCTTGCTCATTTTTATCTTTTTTTCTTTTATTGCTCTATCCAGTTCCTTGACGACTTCCTTTAGTGAGGCAAGACTGTCTTTCAGATTATCAAAAATCTCATTTGCCTCCTTTTGGTCCATCAGAGCAGCGGCGGTCAAATTCGTGTCCTTCAACACATTTTCCGTCTGTTGGATAAGTTCCATATACTTGTCTTTTGCCCGTTGAAGTTCTGGTATCGTCAGAGTTGCAACTACCTGCCTTTCTGCATCAGTGAAAATTTCATCCACTCGACCAAAAGGTTTAGTTCCAAACAGTTCTCCCATTTCTTCACTCCTTATAAAAGGTTTCTCTATTATTTATAATTATTCTCTAAAATTACCTGATTGTGTCAGCCATTTCCAATCCTCTTCCTGATAGGGATCTATGTCGCTTAGCACACCCCAAACATCGTCAACAACCTCTGGCTTCTTGATTTCAAAAGACTCTTCCATCAATTCCGTTGTTGCAAAGTAGGTTCCCCAATACATCGCTGTGACACAATCGTCTGGCATTTCCTTTCCAAAGAACTTGCCGTTTTCATCAACAAACGTTGACATCTCATCGACCGTTCTATAATCAACAATCTTGAGAGAACCGTCTTCCACCAGTTTCTTCCAAAGAAGAACAGCCTGTGGTTTAGTTTTACGGTCAGCACGAATACCCAAATCTTTTATCCTACTTCCTGCATTGACAAGTCGAGGATTCTCATATTCCCACCACAATCTGTTGACAACCGTAGAACCTTCTGCATTATTCTCTGCCATGATATATGCGTTATTATAATAAATTGATATACGATTGACAATATCAGCAAAAGTATAGACATCAACCATATTATCGTGAAAGACGGCTACCTGCTCCATCATAACAGGCTTATGTTGTGTAATTTTCAAGACCTGAACACAAGAATAGTTTTCACCAGTTCCTTTTGCAGTATCGACACCTAAAACATATACAGCATCCTTCTGTGGCAACTCATACATTCTGAATTTACCTCTAAAATCAAGCCTGATGGGCTCTAATGTTTTCCCGTATAAATGGGCAATAACAGAGGGTTCAATAACAGTGTTTGTTGACCCTAAAAAGTCACACTCATATTCCTGTGCAAATCTCTGTCTACCAAGGTTTCTACGCTGTTCATCGGCCCATTTTTTATCTCTGCCTGGAACATCCCTCCAAGTTGACCGAATTGCAACAAAAGTATTCTCACCATTCTCCGCTCCCGTGTAAATACGGTGAAACAGATTGAAAGTTCCATTTGGCGTTGAAATGATGACTACACGGGATTCCTGTGATGCAGTAACCGTGGGCAAGTTGGATGCCCAAAACTCTTCGGCTTTGCTTTTCTGAACAAACGCAAACTCGTCAAGAATGAGAAGGTTGATGGTTCTACCTCGGAATGAGTCTGGTGAAGTAGCAGAAACCATAATCTTTGAACCATTGTCAAACAAAACGAATGTCTTGGAATATTCAGTAACTCCCGGTTTCAACCAGTTCGGAAGCTCCTCATACATAATTTTCAATCGTCCAAGAATATCTATAGCAGAAGATTGTTTGTTAGAAGCAATACCAATGGTTTTGTCTGGATTGAAAATCGCATACCAGAGTGCATATGCACAGACCGTCGTTGTTTTGCCAGACTGTCTTGACCACAAACCTACAACAAATCTATTGTTCTGTAGCAGTTTGAGAATTTTTTTCTGATACTTGTAGGGAACAAGATTGATTCTTCCTTTGTCTGGATGAACAATTTTTATGTAATTCAGAAAATGCCATATATCTTCCGAACATTTAGCCAATTCTCTTATTTCTTCTTCTGTATAAGGATGTTCTGCTAATGGTTTTTTTACAAGGTCGTCATACCTTACAGGCATAAAAGGGAACCCCCATAAACAATATATTTCTATATTATTTATGGGGGACGGAACAATAAAAAGGGGATTCTATGTCACTTTATCCGTAAAGTAAAGTTATCAAAGTCATATCGGAGACTGAAAGGCCGATAGAGTTGGTCAGAATCATCCTCTTCCTCGCTGTTCAATTTATCGCTTCCATATTCCTTGTAAACGATTTCCTTGATATTACCCTTGTTATCAGCAACAGCGGTTTTGAGAATGACCGGGCAACCCCAAACACGATAAATGTGTTTCAGAGTTTCTTCCGTATACTTCTTGTCCAGAGGAAGACCGTTGAACCGATGTTCCAGAACCATCGTGCCGTCACTCATCAGGTTTCCTTCGACAATCTCTATCTTCGGAATACCACTATTGGCAAAACTTGCAATAATGAGTTCACGAATTTGTTCTGCGGTATGCTCTGTCCGAATGTAATCAACGGACGCCACAGTCTCCACAATCTTGTAAATGTAAAGGTCGAGTTTGTCTATCATATCGGGAGTGAGGAAGTCCTGCATGAAGAACCAATCCGTATAAGACCTCATCACTTCGAAAATCTTCTCACGGCCCTTCATCGCCTTGGTATCCCAATTTTCTTTCTCCTGAAAGTCCGTGCAATTGTCATACTCTGTCCCGAAACGACCTTTGTTCCATCGGTCTTCTATCTCCTTCCACATTTCGGAACCAATCAGATATGGGTTCATACTCATTCTGGCACGGGCCTTCACCAGAGCATTACTGATGTTATACTGACCGTGTTCACTACCTGTAAGAAGACCTTCTTCGAACAGGCGGTTCATAATCTTCTCATGCCAGAAGGTTGCCCATCCTTCATTCATATACTTGGTCTCCCAGTTCGGCCAGTAGTATTGACCTTCCGTTCTCAATGTTTCCAGAATATCCTTCTGCCAATCCTCAAGTATACGGGAATTGTCGATGATGAACCTCAAAATGTCCTCTGTCGGTTCAATCGGGGTCGTATTGAGGATTTTTCTCCATAGACGGTTATTATACAGCTCTGTATCCGTAACAATCATCTTTGCACGGTCTTTCGTTTCAACCAAGTCACCAAACTCCGAATAGACGGGTGCATACTGTTTCTTGAGCTGTTCGAAAACCCTTTTCTTCTTCTCCATCTCCGTTTCCAATTCAAACGGAGAAGAGTGCCATTGAAGAGCATGGCCGGCATCGACTACCTGTTCGACCTCATCAATGCCGTAAATCCTTTCATATTCGTTGAACCTCTTTGCGGCCTCCGCCATCATCTCAATAATGTCACGGCGTGACCTCTGGAACCACTTGTTTTCAGTAAAGAAATTGACGTGTGCATAGACGTGTGCAATAACCAATGCCTGAACCGCCAGAGTGTTCGACCTCATAAGGAAGGCCCGGGCAGGGTCATCGTTGATAACCATCTCATACGGAAGATTTGGGTCAACGGTGTCAAATATGGTTTTCAGCCTTTCATAATCCCTTCCATACTTCCAGTTGGAAATATTGGTAGGATTGTGATAGGCCATAATCTCAATCATCTTCTCCGGTGGAACGATATCAAACTCCACGGGAAGACACCTCAAACCGTATTCTTCACATAACTCCTTGATACGGTCTTCAATCTTGATTAGTCTTCTCAAATCACTCTTTTCCATCGTTTTCCCCTTTTTACTTTTTCTCCTGTTTCTGGAACAACATATGTTTCAGAGCCGGATAGATATGTTCCTTTCCCTTGATGGTGCAGGCAAGGAAGTGATATCCGTTTTTATCGTCTTTGTAGAAATTCGTTCCTGCCTCTGTAGAAATCTTGAACTTGAAGTTCTTCTTATAGTGTTCCATCAGGTTCGAACCACCATAAGGCATCCTCTCTATGTCAATCTCACAATAGCCGAGCATGCTAATCTGTCTCTTGAGTAGTTTCTTTGTGGACGCCATCGTCCTGTCGGGATAGAAATCCTCACCGTCAGAGATATAGACCACATAGACATTCCACTCATCAACCGGATATTCAATCTCAATCAGATTGTCTGCCAAGTCAAATGCGGTGTGACATGCAGTTCCACCACTTTCACCCTTCTTGAAAAAGGTTTCTTCATCCACAATCTGTGCATCCGTTGTATGAGTAATAAAACGGATACGGACATTTGTGTATGACTTCTTCAAGAACTCGACCATCCAGAACAACATGGAACGGGCAAGATACTTTTTCTGCGGGGTCATCGAACCGGAAGTGTCCATCATCGCGATGACGACGGCATTACTATGAATTTCATAGTCCTGTTCCATCTGTTTGAAACGAAGGTCTTCATCGTCAATAAAGATACTGTTAGGGTCAATATCCATATCAACCTTGCCAGACTTGACGATTTCGATGGCCTCTGCCAATTCACCCTTCGACATTACCAGAGCACGGTAAGCGACTTCCTCATCACAACCTGTCTCTTCGATAATCTCTCCGACAAAGGTTGCCATCCTCTTCATCGTTTCCTTGATGGTTCGATGTTTGTGCAATCTCGGCTGAATACCGATTTTGGAGATGGTTTCGAATTTCCAACCGGATGGAACCAGCTGTTCTGCCTTGGTTTTCTCTTCTATATACGGAAGCCCCAAATCGGCGAACATGATATTGATAAGGTAATCAATATCGACTTCCGTTTCCATATAGTCTTCGCCCTTCACGTTTCCGGGCTTATTTCCTTGAGAACCCTTCTTGTTCCTTCGGGCAATAACATCACCCGGCTTCCCTTCACCTTGGCCGACACCACCGGCCTGTCCCCCACCGGAACCATAAACGAACCGATAGTCTTTCAGTCCCTTGATAGGAACACGAACAGTCTTTCCCTGTTTATTGGTGATGATGGACTCTTCACCAATAACATCACGAATGTTTTTCTTGATGGTATCTTCCACCTTCTCACGGTGACGGGCTGCGTCTTTTCTACCTTTGCCCGATAGGTCCCAATCATCATGGTCAATAATAGCCATACGTTACACCTTTTTGTTGTTATAGTGGTAAGGGGGATATCCTTGTAAGAATAATCCCCCTTACCGTTCCCGAAGCATTAGGGAAAAGATTATTCTTTTATATACTTTGTCATTATAATATTATCATACAAATTCGTATAATAATCTCTTTTTGTATTTGCTTTCATATTACATGACCTACACAATGTTATCAAATTTGTTTCCTCATTATTCATCTTATCATAATCTATATGATGAACCTGTAAATTACCTATGATGTATTCATGCTTACATAATGGATTTTGACATTGAAAATTATCTCTCTTTTTGATTTTTTCTTTCAAGTCTTTATTGAATAACCAAATATATCCATTATGTTTTATACAACCACCTTTCCAATTTGGATTTTTGTTCCCTTTATAAGAACCGTTTTTTATTACAGCTTGTCGCCTTTTTTCAACAAATTCGGGTATTGACATTGGGTTGAAAACTTGTGGCCGTCCCATCATTTTTTGTTTTTGTTCTGATGTTCTTTTCTTTCCCCTATTTCCATCACCAATCTTTTTGGCCGTTTCTGGACTTATACCATAAACAGAGTTTCTATATTTGGTATTACAGGATAAAGAACAAAACCTACCATCATTACCACTGCAATAAAAGAACCTTTCGCCACAAATACCACAACCGTTTTCATTCAACAAATAAACAGTCATGTTTTTATTATTGTCTTTATACCACTTCTTTGTTCGTTCATTATATCGAAGAATTTTTATACCAACATCATATTTCATATTATTCCCCCACTACTTTCTTATTATATTTATATAAGATTTCGTGGGGGAAATCCGTATGGTCTATGTTATTGATTTCACTCCTCTTTTCTGAGAATTTCTCCCACGAAGGAAAGTAGTATATTGGCACAATGTTCACAATAACCACGGGTCTTCAACCGCTCAACCGCCGACTTCCTTTTTGCTTGAGACTTCTTGTCCGTAGCGGACTTGTCAGCGATGGTGAGAGACACGACGTTCTTCAAGTCACTCATGAGTTTCTTCTCAATTGCGACACGAAGAGGGTCATAACTCTTGAAGGTAAACGGCTCACCCTTCTCAAGGCACGAAGCCTTGTAGACGAAAATGCCGTTTCGGAACTCTGTCTTGGAATTGACAGGAATATTGATGTATTCCTCAATCGTCCTCATCAGCTTCTCGTCAGGGTCGCTGAACTCACCCGTGATGGAGTCCATCACCTTCTCTTTCTGGCAGAAGGCGGTGGCATTACGGATGTAATTCTCGAATAGGCTTTGAGCCTGTTCCTCATAGGCGCTCAAGAAGGCCATGTTGACTTCCTTCTTGGCGATATCCTTATACTCGGCAGATACCGATTCCTTCTCACCAAGGAGCAGGGTCAGATACCTCTTGACATCTTCCTCTGTAATGCCGAGAGTGTGGTCAAAGTTGGAGCGCAAGGCGCGAATAATGTCAATCGGGTTGACACACTTCTTGTCTTCCTTCATACCCAGCGCGATGTTGAGAGCGTTGATGATGAATCGGGGCGAAATGCCCTTCATTCCCTCACCCTTCTCTCGACCTTCCATGCGAAGGGCCTTGACATCAATCTCCTGTTTCTTCAGCTCTTCGGTGATTTCACCGTTGTAGATTTTCATCTTCTGGACGAGCGAAGAAACCTTGTTCGACTCCGTAAGTCGGGACAGAACAGCAAACTGTGCGGCGACCTTCAACGTGTTTGGAGCGATATGGACGCCACGGAAATCAGACTCACGAATCATCTTTTCGTAAATCTTGACTTCATCGTCCACACGAAGGTTCCAAGGAACCACGATAGGATACATTCTGTCGTGGAGAGCCTCGTTCTTCTTCTCCGCCTTGAAGGCATCGAACTCTGTCTGGTTCGTATGAGCCAGAATGAGAGTGTCGATATACATCTGCGGGAAGCCCGGAGCCTTGATGAGCTGTTCCTGTGCGGCGGTGAGAAGAACATAGTGGAACTTCACATCCGCTTTCAGGATTTCGATGTATTCCACGACACCACGGTTGGCGACCTGTAACTCACCGTTGAACTGGTAAGCACGGGGGTCTGTATCACCGAAACGGGTCATCTTGGAAAGATTGACACGTCCAATCAACTCCGAAATGTCTTGAGACTTCGGGTCGGATGGCTGGAACGTTCCAATACCACAGCGTTTCTGCTCGGAGAACTGGAACGATGTCACGGGAACTTCTTCCCACTTGATGTGTCCGGTTTCTGCGTCAGTATACTTCTCATCGACCATCTGCTGACAGACGGGACACAGGGAACCTTCAATCTTGACACCAAGATGTTCTTCCCAAAACGGACGGTCTTCGGTAGGAATCAAGTGTAGAGGGTCTTCGTTGATAGGACAACCCGTGATGGCATAAGCCGGCGTGTCATCCTTTTCCAGACCCTTCTTGATAAGGGATGCGATGGTGGACTTACCGGAAGCAACGGGGCCTACCATAATCATGATTCTCTTTCCGGTTTCCGTTCTACGAGCGGAAGCCTTCAAGAACCTCATGATATCGTGGATTGGCTCCAACGTTCCGTAAATCTTGTTGTCAAAGAACTTGTAACGAACAAGGTCTTCATAACCTCTGGTCTTGAGAGAAGAGTCCACTTCCTCAACACCGTGTTTCATAATCATGTTGTAAATTCTGCCCGGAGCAAAATTTGCAACGTCTGGATTTTCCTTGACAATTTGAAGGTATTCGAGAACTGTGCCAGTCCAAGTGGCCAGCTTCTTTTCCTTCCTCTGGTCAAGAATAATGCTTCGGAAATCGTTATTCATCATCATGGCCTCCTGATACAATTTGTTTTACATTTTTTTCTCTTTCATCTTTGAGAAACTTCAAAACAGTTTCACGGTCAGTTATGACCAACCTGTCACGACTTCCCGCTTCTTGTTGTTGTCTACCAAGTAACAACCGTTCCTTGATTTCCAACTCTTTTGATTTCAATTGTAACACACTTCGCTTGATTTGTAAAGATTCTTTATTCGTATCATTTACCATTATCTGCGAAGCTGCGGTAGTTATTGAATTGATAATCAAACTGGCGACTTCCGCTAATCGTGCGGAGAAATTTCCATTCACCATCTCCTGTTCGATGATGTTGAGAATGGAGTTCGCCTTGACAATATTCACTTGTAATGTGGTTCGGGGATCATCTCCTGTAGGAGCTGGTTCATTATTATTAGCGGGCAGCACGGGCACGTCCGCTACATCAATGTCCAGTATCTCCGCAATCCCCCGTCTATCTAACTCCGGCATACAAACCTCCAATGTTATGGTAATTATATCATTATTTACATGAAATGTAAACAATAAAAAAACCCCCCTCTACAAGAGAGGGGGGTTCCTTTCACTCAATAATTCCAGCTAATTAGCTTGGAATACCCTTTACAAGAACCTTCTTGTAGTAGAGGTTGGAGCCAAAGATGTGCTCATAGATAGCATATCTTGACATCAAACCTACTGTTGGCTGGAAGGACTGCTCGAAGATTGTCTTCGATACCATCAACTGAATGTATGGCAGATAAATGACACCTGCATCATACTCCGATGGTCCCTTGTAACCAACTGTCAGATAATCAGGATAACTGACGCTCTGATATGTCTGTGTGATGGCGAATGTGTCTCTGAAAACCGTGATACGGCCGTCGAGAGAACCCATCTTCGAAATTCCGGCCACCAGCGTGTTAATCTCACCGTCTGTTGGGTGAATAACGAAACTGGAAAGACCTTCAAAAGCGGCACAAACATATGGAGAAGCGAGAACGAAGTTACCCGCACCTCTTCTTGTGTCGATGGCGATCTTGTTGGCTCTACGAACAACGACGTTGTAGAGGTTACGATACTTTTCAGATTCCCAACGACCATCAACCTGTGTTGTCGATGACATATCCCAAGTCGATACCTCAGCGACCGAATTGACCTTGTTCACGATTTCACGGTCAATTTCTGCCGTGATTTCATAGGCGAGAATGTCCATCATCTCTTCCTCAAGGTCAAGACCGTGCATAGCCTTCAAGTCCTGAGCGACTTCGAGCGACCAGCGGCTTCTTAGCTTACGGGTCTTTGCCTCGACCTGTGCCTTCTCAACTGTCATATTGACTTCGTTGATAATGTTACCGACGCCGATACCAAGACCGACATCATCACCGGCTAGACCAATATATTGACCAGGATTGTTGAACTCATTGGAACCAAGCTGTTCACCCGCTGAGGTGAGATAGGTTCCAGAGTATGATGTGTCAATCTTGTTGTATCCAAGTTCATTGGCTGCACCGGGGGTTGCGCTGTCAGGACCAACACCTGTGTAGGTGGATGGGCCACCAGCTCTAAATCTCAATGCAAATGCCAGACCAACGGGGCCTGTCAATGGCTGAACACCAACGATTTCGTGGGCAATCAGCTCAGGGAATGTACGTCTAACCATCGGAACTGCGATCTGGAAGAAGTCACCAGAACCGGAGTAACCAGCGCTTCTGGTAAGTCCTGTCTGTGTGTAGTTTCCAGCTTCCGTAAGGTACTTATACTCGTTTTCGAGCATGACGGCAGTAGACTTCAGAACCTTGCGGGACTTAATCTTGTTGCCTTCATTGAGAACGTCATTCCATTTCTCAATCAGTTTCTTTGTTTCCATCTTTAGAATATTCCTCCTAAAACGTCTTTTTCAAAAATTACTTTCCTTCCTTCAGCATTCTGACAACACCCTGAACATACTTCTTGAATGGATCATCGGATTCCTTTACTGCTGGTTCACCAGTTTGTGTAGGAACTTCGATGGAACCCTGTCCCATCTGAGCAGCAGGTGTTGCGTCATCGGCATCCTTCATCATCGCAGAGCAAGATGGACATGCCGTTGTGGAGCATGCGGTCTTTGATGTTGCATGGGCACCACAGCTAGGGCAGATACAATCGAAGGTCTTTGCCTCTGCATCGGGCTCTGTCGTGCCCGGAGCAAGACCTGTTGTTGCATCCGGCGTATCCAGTTCGGAAAGAATGTTGTTGACAACAAGGTCAAACTTCCTGTCAATCTCTTCCTTCTCCGTAAGGTCGCCGAGAAGGTCAACCACCTTCTTTCTCTGTCCCTCTGTCAAACCGTCACACTTCTTTCTCAAGTAGAGATGAGCTGCCATCGCTCTGGCGTCTTCCTCAACCTTCATCGACTTTCCAATCGCCTCGTTGAGTTCTCCCTTGAGTCTGATAATCTCGTCCTTGGCCTCTCTCAGCAAGCTCTTTACTTCGTCATTGAGAAGTCCTTCATCAATGGCGAGTCTCACCTTCAAGGTCTGGATGACATCATCATAGAGTTCGCCCTTTCTTGCATACTCAACAATCTTCTCAGGCAGCTTGAGTTCTTCCTCAAGAACTGTGTCAACGAAGTTGGAGAACTTCGATGTCACGTCATTCTTGTACTCCTCAAACTTTGCCTCGTACTCCTCAATCAGTCTCTCTGACTGCTCTTTCAGAAGAGAGTCGGCTCTCTCCCTTGCCTTGACATCAATCATTTCTTCGATCTTCTTCTTGGCGGAGGCAATCTGTGACTCATCGAGTTTGTCGATACCCAAAAGTTTTGTGATTTCTTCAAACATTTATTTCGATCCTCCTATGACTTTTTGGTTTTCCTAGACTCTGTAAGTCTCTTGAACTTCCTTTTTTTAGAGGATTTTCCTTCCTCTACGATCTCGTTGCCAAAATCATCGACGGCCACGAATGGCTCATCCATAATTTCTTCTTCACTTTCCGTATCGGGAACATCCATCGTGGCGTTTGGATTCAGATTTATCGGTTGAACCTCGGACTGATGATTGTATACCGCCTTGTTTCTTGCAGGCGCCCAATTTCCACTATTCCAAGCCGCCATTATTTCATCGGCCATCGCACGGCCTTCCGCACTCAAGACATCCCTGTCTAACGTTGCAATAAAATTGACCATCTTGTTGAGAACGTCATCAAGGTCATACTCCTCGTTGAGTTCCCAACGGGTAGACTCGTTCACCGTTATTTTCTTGGTCGTGTCTTTCCTCAAAAAATCGTCAATTTTATCAATGATAGACATAGTTATCCTCTCGAATATATTTATCGTATGTTACAGGATTATTACAGATTGGTGGGAAACACAGATGGGACAAGGGTTTTGAGTTACACTAGGCTTTCTTGAAATTCGGACAAGAAGCCAACATTTCTACAGGAATTGCGTTGTCTCTTCAGATATATCATAATCTTCTACGTTGGCTTCCTTGAGATATTTGTCAATTTTTTCATTTATGTTTTTCATTATCTGTCCTCTACCAAATAGTTTCTCTTTCTTCCCACATAATCTCCTATTTGATACTTTTTTCAATGTCGGTCAATACCTGCCAAATTTTCTTGTAATACTCTTTTCGAGCTTGTTCCAATGTCATCTTTGGCTCTTCCTTCACCTCTTCCTTCTTCCTACCGGGAAGTTCGAACTCCTGTCCCTCATAAATTCCATTGACCCAAGAAGGATGATTGGAGGGGTCTGTAACCATATCCCAAGTGATGAGGCAGAAATCCTCGTTTACCATTCCATTCTCGTTTACAGAACCAAGTCCACGGCTTGAGATACCCATCCTTCCTTCCTTGATAAGCGTCTTGGCGATGTTGCCCATAGGAGTATCGAGAACCTTGGAACGACCATAGACGTGATTTCCCTTCCACTCCAGCTTTTCCGTAATGATAGCAATCTTGTCTGGATTGATTTCGGGATTTGGTGGATGTCCAAGTTCACCCCAAAGACAGCGGTTCTTGATTTTCTCTTCGAGCTTGTTGATCTCTCTTTCAAGAACACTTCTTGAGTAAACTCGTTTGTTGTTGTTCTCAATGTCCGCAGAACTATAAATTCCCGTGATATACAGGGATTTATCCTTCTGCTCGGACTCTTCCACGATGAACTCAACATCGTGGGAAAGTTCTGTAATCAGCTTCATATTGTTCACCTCTGTTATGCGTTACCGTCTTGCGGCCCCCTCGCAACCTTGATAGGCGTTCTCTTGATAACGTCAAGAACCTGAATAATACGAAGGTTCTGTGGATATCTCTTGACAAGTGCATTTGCCAAGTCCATCGCCTTCATAAACTTCACGGGAGTATTTGCCATACCAAGATAGTAAGCAAGTCTCTTCAATCCCGTTCCAAAGGAAGATGTGTCCTTCGTGGGGTCATATGTGCCCGGAATACCGCCACCGGGAACATCATATGTCTTCTGCCCGCCAGCAAATTCCTGTGGATCTGGTTCTGCGAAAACTTCCGCCTCTTTCAGATACTTCTCGATTTTCTTGTCAACACTCATTTTCGTTCCTCCAATCAATCTACGTTTTCGTATTCTATTTTTCCTGTCCTATGATGAACCCATGCTCTTCGCATTTTATCCTTACGGTTTATCATAGTCGTGTAACCATTCCTTTCCTGTTTGGTATGTTTTTCATACCCCTTGTTTCTCAACGATGAAATACTGGCATTGTGCTTCTCAGCGCCCTCTGCCTCTTTCGGTCTATATCCTTCCTTGTGAGCCTTGCTCGTAGGGTCTGCAGCAGGATGAATAGAACCAAATTCTGTCAAGTATCTCGACACTATTTCGTCAATTCTTTTCATCTTTCGACAAATCGCCACTCAAACCCAGTTTGTTCTTCAAGTAATCATTCTTGGCCTGCACAATCTGAGTTTTCAGCTTTTCCTTTGCAGTAATGAAATCATCATTCTCAAAGGCATCCAATGCCGCTTTAATTTCCTTCTCGTCAATCATAACACCTTCTCCTTTTATAGTAGCCTCTGGCTTGCCTCTCATAAGATTTTTCTTCTCCGGCTTCTTATATGGAAGTGGAGTTATAATCTTTTTATTCTTGAGAGTTTCTATTTTCTTCTCCCTGTCCCGTATTTTCTTTTCAGCAGCGTCTTTTATTTTCTCTTTCTGTAAAGGGTCATCCGTCATTTGTATTCGTCTTTTGGACGACTTCTTTTCATTTTCTATTTCCTTCCTGTATCGTTCAAGAGTCGTGTCTTCCGCTGCCTCTGTAATCCTATTCAAATCCTTGTTCTTTCTCTTATTTATTAGATATGTCTTTTTTTTACTCTGAAGTGAATCAATCCTTTTCCTGATAACATCTTTTTCATCTTTCGTTTCTGCTCTTTGTTTTTCCTTTTGAGCAGATTGAATCTGTTTATTGAATGCCTCTATTTGCGCATCCTTCTTTATTCTTTTTGATATGTAATTTTCTACAATATCATTTATTCTCACTTCAGATAATCCTTATATTATTTATGTTACTCCAAGTAATTTTCCACCAAAACATCAACATTCTCTATCCATCGGTAAACATAACCCTCTTTCTTAACCTTCTTCTTTTCCCCTGCCTTGTTGTCCCCTTCTCTTCGAGCAATCTCCTGTTTAATCTGTTTTGAAGTCCACATATTCTTTCTTCGTGAATTAAACCCCGCGTTCAATCCCTGAATCCTTGCTCCATATGGCCTCCAATCCAGTTTCCACAGTTTCAACTTGTCTGTCCCGTCCTCTGCTGTATCTATTTCAGAACGATATTGCCCATCTACATACTCCTGATGATTATGCACAAGCATTGGCAACCCCTTGGATGATACAAGAACGTGAGAGAATGTTACAGCTGACATAAAGCAGTTTGGACCCTTATTTATCATTACTTTTGCGTTATCCTGACCAACCATATCAACCAAGGAATCATAATCAACAAACTTTTTCAATTTTTCCGCATATTCCTTATCCAATGCTTCTCTTTCTTTTTCTGATGCTCCCAAGGCACTAGACTTTGCAATAGCTGCTTCTGTCTTCATTTTGTATTCAACAAGCATCTTATAGAAACCATCCATATCCTTGATTGTTTTATGTATACCACCGGAATTTTTCATTATTGAATCAAATTCTTTCTTGTCATCAATAATTGAATCTTTTACGCCAATAGCATATCCCTTTGTACCTGGCACAGAATGAATCAGATATCTCTTCTTTTTATCTGGATGGTATAGAGTGTATTTTGATGCTTCGCCAGGAAATCCATAAGAATTAAACTCGCCAGAAGAACCGTACTTGACACTAATAGACTGAATTTTCGTTATCTTTGTTCCGCTTCTGGTAATTCTTATTTTATCACCAGATGGGAAGGAGCCGTGTGATGGTAGATAACATTCATCCCCTCTGGCGATTTCAGTATCATACAGCGCCATTTCAGCAAAATTCTTCATAATCGAATCTGCTGACTTTTTATCAATTTCAGACAGTTTACATGCCAAAGTAGCATAGGAATTGCCAACCTTTTCTGACATACTTTTCGACGGAACATCGTTACTGTCTGCAAGTTCTATCATTCTCTCTTTATGTGCCTTCAACTCTGAAAGAAATTCTTTCTTTATCTTTCCCTCTTTTACCAATTTCTCAACATCAGCGATTGTTCTATCTAACGCTTTATTGTTGAAAACAGAATGTCTGAAATATTCCTGTGCATTCTTTCCTTTTTTGTTATCAATTGGTTTTCCATTCGCGTCTGTTGGTAAATAAACCTTCTTAAATCCATCATCCAAGTCTGCAAGGGGACCTTCGGAGAAAATTTCTGCAACATAGGTGCTTTCTTTATGGTCGATACCTTTCATTCCCAAGTTTGGTTTAGATGCAGCGCTCAAGACCTTCGATGCATCCTTTTCTACCACTGTCGGTGTCAACGAAACACCAATATCCTCAAATTGATTAATAATTGCTCTCGCATTTGCACCAGAACCAATTAACTTTTTACCACTATGGCTAATCTTTCCAAACCCTAAATCTTGAATCGAATCAATGTTCAATACACCATCGGAACCAACTCTCAGCTTATATGTTTCTTTGATTCTTTCTGCTTTTTCTTTCTTTTCTTTGCCCTTCAATCCATCAAGTTCTTTTAAGTCTTTTATCAAGTTATCATAGACACCTTTTACTTTCTTACCAGCATCGCCGCCATCCCTGATAAGGGGTGATTTATCAACAATATTTTTGATATGTTTAATAATATCTTCTGTTTCTACCTTTATTTCTGGTTTTTTCTTTTCTTCCGGTTTTATTTCTTGACCAGACTGACTTACCTTATAATGTTTCTGAAAAACATTCTTCATCCACTTCGGCGCTTTTTTGTTATAACTGGCCCTAATCTTATCAAGCAAAGCCTTCTTTTCGTCCGGCTTTGTATTCAGACTTTTTAGTAGATTATCAAAATGTGCTTCTTTTACTTTATCGTCGTGTGGCGATGTTACAATATTTGTAAAATCTTTATTACCGATCAGCTTTGCATGTTCACCATGAACGTCAATTTCATCCGATTCACCCGACTGACCACCACCAAACTTTTTTCCATACTGAAGAACACCAGACTTGACAAGTTGTGCTATCTCACCATCTTTATATTTCTGAACATGTTCCCTCTGTTTTTCCTCACTATGAGTGTTCCACCACTCAATTGTTTCCTTACTCGGTTGTTTCTTTCCTATTTGTTTCTGTTGTGGAGATTTCTTCGCAGAAGGATTTCCCCCACCATCGCTTTTTGTTCCAGCAGGTTTAACCTTGGCCGCCTCAAAAAGTTCATCTAAAAATTTATCTTTAGTGTTTAATAGATGTTCTCTTATCTTCATCAGTCTACTAACTCCGGTTCTGGAAGTTCTTCAGTTGCTTCCTCTTCAGGTGGCATTTCACCGCCCATTTCCTCCATTCCTTCCATATCACCGCCCATTTCTCCACCCATTTCTCCGCCTGCACCCTCTGCATTCGGATTCACAAGAAGAGCGTCCTTTTCAAATCCCTTTATGTTCGCTTCGATTTCCTCGTCTGTCCATCGTAGATATCTCTTTATCAGATAGTATTTAGAAAACTCTGGATTATTTGCAAGTGCATTGTAATTATTGAACCTTGCCTCGATGAATCCCTGTTCCATAGATTCCTTGTAGTGAGAAGGCGCAACCATGTTCAATTTGAAAGAATCCTTGGTAAGTCCATACTGTTGCTTCAATCCCTTGAACTCAAGGTGAAGAAGGAACAGGTCACGAAACTCATTACAGAACCTCACCTGATGTTTCTCAAGGAACTTGGCCCACTTCACTTCATCTCTACTGATTTCTCCCGTATGTGCACCACCGATGACGATTTCTGCGTCACCCTTTTCCTGTCCTGCGGTGACACGGGATGCGGGATATTTCAACGCACGGAACAATTTTCGTGCGAAGTAGTAAATGTCGTCCAGCTCTGTAAATCCAGCGGGATTTCCACCAACAGTTTCAATCGAAGAACCTCTACCATCCGCAGACTGTGGAAGGAAGAAGTTCTCAAGGATGGAAAGAACCTCTGGTTCGTGTGTCAGGGCGCCCGTAGTCGGATCGTATGTCTGCTTCTTGATAAATTTCGTCTTAATCTTTTCAACGAACTTCATAGCCTTGTCTTTAGGCATATTTCCCGTATCAATTTTGAAAACAAATCGCTCGGGCGCCCTGACAATACGATAGATGATAACGGAGGTTTCCAGAAGTTTCAACTGGTTATATGGAACTCTTGCTTTTTCGAGATAACCAAAAATCTCTGCCTTGGTTCTTCCATATATACCGTAGTTGATATAACTGATTTGTTCGGGTTCAAAGATGATTATCTTGTTGTTCTTTTCCGCCTCTGCACGATTGAGAGGTCTTTTCGTGTTCGGAACAAGATACTGATAGAAATTCAGAATGTGACCATCACGGGGATCATATGAAAAATCCATAGACTCCGATGGCAGTCTCTTGATAGCCACGATACCATAGCTGGGTCTATTCTTGTTGATGACTCTTTCAAAGTATACCCTACCATCCACATAGTAGGTTCTCAACAAGTCATCAATCTTTTCATTGATAGCAAGTCTATTGTAAAACAGCTCGTCAAATTCTCTATACAAATTTTTGACTGCGTTTTTACTCTCTGATAACTTTCTATCCGTGATTTCAAGTGAGAAAACTCTTCCCTCTGCGTCCTGCTGCGTAGACTCATTGACCGCATCTTCGATAACATCCGCAATCTCTGGATATTCAGCCATCTTACGATACTCGAATATCTTCTGAACCTCACTTTCGAATATCTGACTGATATATCGGTTATAGAAATTTGAAAAGGTTCCAAGACCAAGGTTTCCATAACCCGTAATCATCAACAGGTCATCAACACCTTCACCACGAACCGCAGCACGTTGAAGATCGGTAAGAGCATCGTCACCCTTCCCGGCAAACACCTTCATCGACTCATCAATCTTTTCCTGTCTTCCTGTCTTTGGTAAAAAGAAATCTTTCCAAGCCATATAAACACATCCTTATGAAATAACTCTGGCGTATCCAGAGATAGCATCAGACAAAGTAATAGTCAGATTATTTGCATCTGTAAATGATATACCATCTGGAATGATAACATATCCAGTATCATCAATGACGGTAACGGCTGCATATTTATTGTTCAAATTATGTGTGACATTCCAAGTGGTAGAAGCAACCGCCTGTGTGTGAGTATACGAACCAAGTTCCATTGGGTTTTTATCAATAGCACAAACAATACGAGCACGGCCAGCCTGTGCATCAGAAAAGGTTGCTACCATATTGTTTGCATCTGTAAATGTTATACTGTCTGGAATGATGAATTGGTCACTCTCATTGATAAATGAAAAAATAGTATAAATCTGGTCGAGATTATGTGAAATATTCCAAGTGGTTGATGCAGAAAGTTGGGAATAAGTATATCCACTATATTCAACACCATTTCTCATTACACCACAAATGATACGAGCCTTTCCTGCCTGTGGATCGCTAAAAGTGATGAGAAGATTGCTTGCATCAATAAAAGTTATAGTATTAGGAATAATTCTCTGGTCAGACTCGTTGAATACTGAAACTGCAGCATACTTATTATTCAGATTATGATTGACATACCAAGCCGTCGCAGGCGTCGATTGTGTATGTAGATATGTTCCTTCAGAAGAAGGACCAGCAAGAGAAATTATAATCTTTTTTGTTAGAGGGTCTGCTTCTATATAAATGCCATTACCAGCCTCGATTCTAAATGAATCCGCTGTTGTATTGGCTTCAATTACACTTGTTCCTACCAAAATATATTTGAATATAGAAAGATTAGACCAGAGTGTTTCCCATCCTGTAGAAGAGGCAAAATAGATGGTATCATCCGCCATATTGTATACTATTCGCCCTTCGTATTCTGGTAACCAAGGGGGAAGGGAAGTCACCCTCTCATCATAGAAAACACCCTGCGAATCTATGCCGTGAAATTTCATTTATATCGTTTTCTCCCGTAGGAAGTTACAACATCACACTCCTTTCTCGATATATTTATAATAATCAGGACAAAAGTTTATCTATTTCTTTCAT